TCATGACGCCGTCGCACTCATCAGATGTGCCATTTCATCTTTCACAGACTGCACTTGTGGACCGATGACCACTTGCAGGCTGGTTTGATTAAGGTGCACCACACCAATTGCACCGTTGGCTTTTAACGCGGCATCGTCCACCTTACTCATGTCAGCAATGGTGAGGCGCAGACGCGTCAGGCAGTTATCCAGCGAAGTGATGTTGTCCACGCCGCCCAACGCCGCCAGAATCGCCGGGGTGTTGTAACCTGATTTCCCCACGCCCGCGCGGCTGACCTGCTGCTCCACGCTGCTGGTTTCTGCTTCGCGACCCGGAGTCTTGATGTTGAAGCGGGTAATAGCAAACCGGAAGATCGCGTAGTAACCCACGAACCACACCGCGGCAATGACCGGCACCCAATACCATTTGGTAGAGAGGCCGTGCAGCACGCCGAACACGAAGAAGTCGATAACGTTGCCGTCGGTGTTACCGATAGTCACGCCGAGTATCGCCATCACGGTGAAGCCCAGACCCGTCAACAGGGCGTGGATCAAATACAGCACCGGAGCCACGAACAGGAACAGGAATTCGATCGGTTCAGTGGTGCCGCCGACGACGCAAGCCACCACACCAGAAATCAGCAGCCCTTTAATTTTGTGACGATTTTCGGGACGGGCACAGTGATAAATCGCCAGTGCCGCACCCGGTAAACCACCGAGGAAGGCCGGCATTTTGCCTTGCGACAGGAAACGCGTGGCGCTTTCCGCAAAGCCGTGAGTATCCGGGCAAGCCAGCTGCGCCTGGAAGATGGTCAGGGCACCGCTGACGCTTTTGCCGCAGACGTCGAGCGTACCGCCCGCATCGGTGAAGCGAATAATAGCCACCAGAATATGCTGCAGACCAAACGGCAGCAGCAGGCGTTCGCCGGTGCCGAAGATCATCGGGCCAAATTCACCGGCACTGTTGATCATCCAGCCGAGACCGGTGATGGCGCGCGCAAAGAAGGGCCAAATCAGCGGAACCACTAAGCCGAGCAAACCCATCACCACGGTGGTGACAATCGGCACAAAGCGCGTGCCACCGAAGAAGGCGAGTGCATCCGGCAGGCGAATGTTGTGGAAGCGTTCATGCAGCCAGAACACCACCACACCAACGATCACCGCGCCCAGGATACCGGTATCAATGGACTGGATGCCAAGGATATTTTGAACGTTGTTGGCTTTCAGCACCGCCGCGTCGGTGGTGGGAAGAATGCCATTGATATTGAGCCAGAAGTTGACGCTCAGGTTCAGAACTGCATAGCCGACGAATCCGGCAAAGGCAGCGACGCCTTTGTTCTCCCGCGCCATGCCCAGTGGAATCGCAATGGCGAACATCACTGGCAGATAGCTGAAGGCAAATGAACCCAGCTTCGCCATCCAGATGAATAACGACTGAGGGAGAAAGTGAGTTAAAAAACAGGATGTTACGTTCAGGCGGTTTTACTGTGGGGCATCTGAGGGGCATTTCGTGAAAATTCAGCGTTCAAAACCGCCATTTGATCCAGGTTGTTCTCTGTCATCCATTTTCCATAAACGGTATAAAGCATCTGTGCTGAAGAGTGGCCCATCTGGTTAGCGACAAAGTTCGGGTTGACTCCGGCACTCAATGCCCAGCATGCAAACGTGTGGCGCGTTTCGTAGGCTTTGCGGTGTCGAACTCCAGCCCGGCGCAAAATGGTTCGCCATGCTGCTCCGAGTGATCCATTAGTGTAGTAATCCTCTGATCTGCCATTCATCGCGGTAAGGTGCGGCGAAAAAATAAAGGTGCAAAGGTCAATACGCTTTTCACCGTTCTGCCTCAGATGAACCTTGATTTCGTGCTGCTTACCCATCCGTGTCAGTGACATCTGGCGTTTAAGAGCATCAATCGCTGGAACTGACAGTTGAACCGTACGGATCCCTGACTCTGTCTTTGGTGGCGTGAAGTGATTAGCTAACGCCTCGCCGCGAACAATTTTTGCCGTCCAGTTGACCGTGTCGATGTCTTCCCAGGCTAAAGCGTAAATCTCCCCGTGTCGCATACCCGTGTTCACTGCGAATATGATCATGTTCTGCATCTGTTCGGAAGGGCACATATCTAATACGCGCTCATACTCTTCGCGGGTAAGCGGATCAGGATTTGGCTTTTCCTTCTTGAGCGGGGATACCCCATCAAGTGGGTTTTGTTCCATATAACCATTCCGCACTGCGAACATAAACATCCCCTTCATGCAGGCGATATAACCATTCACAGTTGTTGCTTTTCTTCCTTCCAGTGGCCGGTGGTCTCTTCCCCTGGGGCGCTGATACCCGTTCAAAAGCATCTTTCTCGCCTGAAGCATGTCTTCCTGGGTAATGCTGTTTGCATACCGTTGCTCACCAAGCACCTCAAATACCGATTTGATATATGAGTGATAGTGGATACGCGCCGTCTTTGTCAGCTCAAGCTCCTTCAGCGACATCCACTTTTGAGCTAACTGTGACAACGTCACTGGCTGCCTTTTCCCTCCGAATTTTTCGACGTTAGCAGAATCAGGAAATTGTCTGCTGTAATCGAAATTCCCCGTTTTGATCGCATAGCACACCGATGTGCGCAGCTCTCCAGCTACCTTCCTGTTCTTGGGAGTGTCCGGCACACCAAGACTCTCCCTTACACGCTTGCCCTGATAAATAAACCAGATGCGCAGAGACCCTCCATGGTTCTCTACTCCGGTTGGATAGCTTGCCATTCGCTTTCCTCGGTTGTTGATGGAGTCGCCATTTAAGCAGAAATTTTTCTGCGGATCGCTGGGCGCTGCTTCTCGATCCAGTGATTTATCTCTGGCAGGCAATACATAATGGTGCTGTTTTCTTTCGGCGCGAGGTCTGGCGATACATGCTTATACTCGCGACCTTCCATCCAGGTTGAGCGGCGCGCATGCTGGATCATGTGCTTGGTCATGCCGGTTACTGTGGTGAGAACAGATTCAGACACCCATTTATTGGGTGCCAGTTGAATAACGTTTTCCATTGGCTCTCCGTATGTTGGTATATGACAACAAAAGTGGTTAATCGGGTGATATGTGGCTATATGGCAACATTACTTGGGTTCAGGCCATAGCCAGGCGATGATGATTGCGATTGAGAGCGATCCCCACTGAAGCAGGTCGCCCAGCGTGATGGTTTCGTCGCAGGTGGTGGTCACAATATGCCTTTGCGGTACTCCGCCTCGATGGGGTGCTCTTTAGCCACCGCCTCAATCACGCCACCAAGAATCTGACGATTAACCTTGCCAATTGGCGAGTCGGGATTGATATCGAGTCCGGCCAGCGGCTTTAATCGTGATGCCTCGCGCTCAATTAAATCCGCCCGCTTCGCATCGACAAGTTGAATCACTTCGTCGAAGTGTTCTTCGCATGAAGTGAAGCCCCGATATTCATATGCGCTGTAGCCGTCGAGCATTTTCTTGCAGCGGCAACACTGATATTCAGACATAACAACTCCTCACGCAGAGCGCGATAAAGGTTAATTGGGAGGGGGATTAGTGGCTGGCGTGCCGCTCGCGTTCTTTCTTTGTAGCGTATCGCCACGTGTAACCGCGATGTGACTTGGCGCGGCCACTGATTGCTTCTTTGATGCTGGAACGGTGAAAGCCCGGCGCGTAATATGCTGAACGGAAATACACCTGCTCGCCGGTCTCTTTGTGAGTACCGACAACAGCCATTTGACGTGATGGCATTTCTTTCACTTCGACATCTCCTTTTCAAGCTGGCGCACGTAATAAACCAACCATGATTTAGGCCGGAATGTGTTGGGTGGCAGGCAGTCAATGGTTTTGGCGTGGTGGTCAAGAATGGTGGTGATGATGCGATCGTGTTCTGACTTAGGCCTGCCATCAATGGCGGTGCGGATTTCCGTTCTGCACTTACGCGCTACGGCCCTTAACGCGTTTTCGGTGGCGGGCGTCATGCCACCTTTCTTTGCCGCTGTGCCCACAATTCCCTAGCATGGTCCTCGCAACACTCTTTTGAGCAATAGCTTGTCCCTTCAAGTGATGGCTCGCCGCAGTCGCCATTCCGGCAAATTTCCGATCGCGGCGCGGGTATCGGCCGATTCTTGACGGCTAAATCGTTGTTGAAGCTTTCGAGGTCTGCAGCCTCATCTGCTATGTCAGCCATGCTATTTCTCCAGATTTTTGGCGTAAAAAAACCTGCCTGAGCAGGTTTCTGTTAATCTTCTTCGTCACAAAGGTCTTCATCATCGCAATATTTAAAATCAAAAAATCTTCTACTCGCCGCCCACAATGAGCTTGCCTCTATTTGCTCCATCGTTGGCTCTTTCCGGTCTAATGAAGCCGGCACCATTTCACACATATAGGCTTTAACTTCCTCTGTAAGCTGATCGCGGAAGTACCTTATGTATTTTGAAGTGAGCTTTTCATCATCAGCCGATACCTCTAAGATTCTGCTTTTGGCGGAACCAAGAGAATGAGCTACATTTGACGCTTGAAAAAAACTAAGTTCAGAAGGGTATACCCGCCTCGCATTATCGTTAGCTCGCTCTGCATCGGACCTGAGCAATTCATATAGATGCTTCTCTCGCTCAAAAGCATGTAGATCCTCCTGGTGGACTCTGGATTCCTCCTGTGAAAGCCTTGACTCTCTTGCACTTTTATTGCTTTGAGATGCGGCGTAAGCGGCTATGATGGCTGCAGCAAGAGTGCCAGCTGCCGAGATAAGGTCTATATAATCGCCGTGATGCCAACTCAAACTTTATCCTCCTTCTGATAAACCGGATCGCTGCCGCGCGGGAATTGCAACGCGACATTCCTGTAATGCTGCAGGCGCTCTTTGAAGTATTCGCGCAATGCTTCCGGCTGCTGCATCTCCACTTCCATGGCGATAACCGGTAGATTCATGCGCTCTTTAAACGCAACACCAGACGCGGCTAAATCCACGTTTATCTTGTCGCGCTCTTCTCTGCTGCGTGCTGCTAAGTTGTGAGACATCAGGATTGCCACCCATAACCGTCTCGACCGCCTTCATGCATCCATTCATGACCGCATTCCTCGCACAAATAATATGTGTCATCTGTACCGCGGCCATGAAAGCGCGCGCTTACAGCCTTTTTGTTTGGGTCGATGATCATGCATGGTAGCGGGGCTGCACGGCGGCCTTTTGGTTGTTGCTCGCAAACTTTACAAGTCATGGCAATCCTCCTTTTGGTTGAGGATTATTTATACCACCATTAACCAGTAACATTGGGATTGAAATGAAAAGTCGCGGCTATCGGTAGGTGAGCACTCAAGTGGTGCTGTCGGTGGGCTTGCGAATTATGAGGTATTCGCCGCTGTCGATGTCCTGCAACCAGTCCGCATCGGTCACGTAATCGCACGTTGCCTCAATGGTGCCAACTGGCTCACTAAACGCCTTGCGCAGCGCCAGCAGCTCCTTTGCTATGTCCTGAGCTTCATCAAGCCACGGGTCGCCGCTTTCAGCTATCTCTGCCAAACGCTCATCGCTAATCATCGCTGCCACCTTTAGTTGCAGCGGCGCGCTTCAGGTGCTCATCGATAGCATCGTCAAGCGACATGTCATATGGCAGCCCTGTGGTTAGGCGGTCGAACTTAGGCTCGTTGAAACACAATCCACGAACGCAGTGATAATCATCCGCATCCCACATATCGACATCGAAAAATTGTGACAGAAACTCATAGCGCTTCTGGTCTGCTTCCGCCTCATCCAGCTTTTGCTGCAACGCGGCAATCTGCATCCTTAGTCCATCACCACAACTATGTGAACCACTTTGACCTCTGCGCCACGAAAATCCGCAGTCGCAATTAAACGTGTCACCAGTTTCAATTACGTTCATACTTACCCCTTATTCACCAACCGGCCACAGGCCAGCCTTGATTAATCTGGCGCGGCGCTGTGCCGCCTCTGTGTTTATGCGCTGGCTGTCATTGGTAGCCATGCCGAAAGCGCGCCATGAAACGACGATTGCCTTCGGGTTCTTGTGAGTGATGCGCTTAGTGCTGACTAGCGTGTAAGTGAAGTCGGTGCACCCATCTACCGGCACCGGGTCGCTTGCGGTAATCACCGCCGTCTCACCGCGCAGGCAGCCTCGCATGATGCTGTTGAACTGTCCCAGCGACATATGAAAAAGGACGCTTAATTCGCGCCCTGTTTTTGGTCCCTTACTCAACTGCCAGACGGCTCGCTCCTTGAAGCCGCTGTTGGGCGCAGCGTTGCGCCGGTACTGTGCAAGTTTGCGCATCGCTACGCCCCCGCTTCATCCAGTTCGGCTTTGCGGATCAGGTAAACGTCAGTGGCTTTCTCGAGATGCCCGGCGCTGTCAGCCAGTACCTTCGCCGCGTACTTGTAGAAGCGGTCGAGATTCGAAACAGAGTCAGCATTGGCTGAAGCTTCGGTGAAATCGGCCAGCAGCTGATCCGGCGTGCGCGGTGCATCATTGGTGCTCGTCGTCGGGTTAATTTCGCGCTCAGGCTGCTGTGTTTCGGGCTTGTTGTTGATCAGGTTATTCAGGTCGGCACGGCTGCGCGCCGGGGTGACATCGCGCTCCGCACGCTGCTGTTGTTCAAACTCGTCTGGCGTGTAAACACCGAGAATCACGTCAGGGCAGTACAGGCGAGCCCAGTATTTGACGGCCAGATAAGCCAGTTGCTGCTTTGGTGCCGTTTTCCATAGCGGAGAATTTCGGGTAGTGACGTACTCCATGAAAAGCGGCTCGCCCCAGGTGATTTCCGCTTCACCGCGCAGCACGGCGCCGACGCGCACAAACAGGCCACGCTCGTTGGATGCGTTCGCTGCGCCCGGCTTAAACTTTTCCCAGTCGCCGCCATACTCGTATTTGAAGCGACCCTGAACGGCTGTTGAACTGGTGATCACCGCATTGACCAACTGAGCCTCATAGCCCAGCGTGCCGTTCACCAGATGCGTTTTCTGCGCGACTGCGTAAGGGTTCATTCCCCACTGTGCCGCCTGCAGTGCAATAGCCAAGCAGTCAGCAGGCTTCCCGGCCAGATGTGCCGGTACCGTTGCGCGGCCTTCTGCCATGACATTGGCAAACGCCTGTAACTTCTGCAGGCCGCTCGGGCTGAAGATGGCTGCCTTAGTGTCAGCCTCATTGACTGGTGACTGCGTCAGTTCGTTGCTCATGCGTAATCCTTTCTCTTAGCCCACTCAGGGCGCGTGATTTCTTCAATGCCGCCCCAGTTACCGGACTGCATGCATTCGTGGTAGGCGGTCAGGTCGCGGCGGAACAGGTCATAACCCACAGCAACGTCGTCCTCGCCGAGCTGGAACACGCGTACCGGGTACCGTCCGCAGTCAATCGACTCGCTGACGGCGATGAAAACGAACAGGGGATATTCGCCGAAATGCTTGCTGTAGCCTTCGCGGTAGTAGGCGTCCTGAACGTGATAACGAAACTCTTCGACGTGGCGCGCAAAGCGGCTCATGTCTGCCACTTTCTTCACGTCCACGATTACCGGCTGGCCGGTCAGGAATTTGTCAGGGCGTATACGGCACAATTCACCGGTCTGCTCATCTTTCCAGTAAATCGACGCTTCCTGATGGCCTTCCGCTTCTAGCAGCCAGCGAGCGGCGGGGTGGGCGAGGGCGCTGGCGCGCATTAACTTCAGTTTTCGCCCCTGTTCGGCATCCATGACTGTCATGCCAAGCCCTGAGCAGTATTTCAGAAACGCCTGCTCGTTTGCTTTTCCCTCATTGGTGCGGCGGTTGAACTCCGGCGCCACAATAAAGCGTTTATCGAACTCTTCCGGCTCAAGCAGAAGGCAGTGCAGCGCTGTGCCCATGTCGAGGGCCGCTTTCTTCTCTTCGTCTTCTGGCGCTTCTTTGCGCCACTGGAAGATGGCAGGGTTGATAGCGATGTCGTCCAGCTGTGATTTACTGATGCCGGCACCGTGGTGATACGCCTCGTTGCTGATGTCGAAGTAAATACCTGGCTCCATCACGCCACCTCGTCGTAACTGTGTTTGTGCTTCCAGATTTCAATTGCCCGCTCGCGCTTAGCGGCGGTGATCATCATGTCGCGCATGAATGCGTCAGCGGCCATCTCCAGTTCATCATCCATGTCAAACATGCCCATGGCTTCGTGATCGAAATGGCGAAGCAGGTAAGCGCAGGCTGGCGCCACAATTGGGCTCATGTGCCGCTGATCCAGAATATTGTCAACGCGCGCCGCGATGATCTGCAGCTCGTCATCAGGCAGGCTGTCGGCAATGGCCTGAACCTCTTTGCCGTCTTTATCGTGCAACCGGAATTTCATTTGCGCTCTCCCATGCCGATAGCCTTCAGCATCTGGTTGATGAATGTGAAATCCTTTGTCTGCTCCAGCATTTGGCGCTGGCGCTCAAGCTCTTCCTGTTGCTTCTGATACTGCTTAGTCTGCTGCTGGCTCATGGCTGCCCCGGCTGAATTAAAGTGTCCATAAGTGAGCGCCAGCCAGAACGAATACGGCTAACGATGCGGTCTAATTGAGACGTGTTGAAACTGAAGTCACCCATGTGGGTGGCCCCAGCGATAGCAAATGCCTGCATGGGTGATTCCTTGGTATTGGTTGATTAATAGGTGATGCTGGTATGTGGGATGTTGCCGTCTTTGATTTGCGTCAGAACGTCAATGGCCTGTCCGCGGGTTAATCCGGCGTTGGCGATCAGCGCGTTTACGACAGCGGTTCCGATCGTCTTTCTGTGCGCCTCATTGGCTGCACGCGCTGCGGCTTCTTCGGCGACACGCTTCTCTTGAGCCAGGCGATTACGCTCGGAATCTACGGCGCGCTGGCGCTCTTCTTCAACAGCACGCTGCTTGTCCTGCTCAGCACGTTGTGCTGCCTGTTGCTTTTCTTGCTCAGCCTGCTGGATAGCTGCCAAACGATTCTGCTCAGCAAGGTCTGCGGCAGCTTGTAATTCACGCTCGCGTTGCGCCGCTGCGTCTCGCTCCTGCTGCTGCTTTAATTCAGCCTGACGATTAGCCTCTTCGACTGCATCACGCTTCAACTTCTCTTCGTGATCTCGGCGCGCTTGCTCTTCCGCTTCTTTGCGGAGGCGTTCGAGTTCAGCGGCCTGATCTTCACGCTGCCTAGCAACGATGGTTGCGGCTTCCAGCTTCTGCACCGTGGCATCCTTCGCCACACCTGCTTCGGTAGCGATTTCCTGCCAGGTGTCGTCCAGCGTCACCGCTTTGGCTTCACTGAGACGCGCCTGAATATCCTTAGACGGCAGGTAGTTACCACCATCATCAATCACATCAGCCAGCGCCCTGAGGTCAGCCAGTCGCTGCTGCAATGCCTGCTTGCGTTCGTCCTCAGCCTGCTCCCATTCGGTGAGCGGGCGGCGGGTTTCGTCGCGGATGGCATCGCACTCGGACACGAAGCGGCGAAGTTCTGCTTCCACTTCCTTCGGCAACTCTTTCAGTCGCTTCAGGTAGTCTCGGCCGGGCTTTTCAATCGCTGTCTTGCTGCGAGAAACCTGCGCCGCCAGCGATGCCACACGTGCACGACCCTTGGCAGTCCTTAGGTCTGGCACTTCGTTTACTGAGTTGCGAATCTCATCGAGATAAGCATTAAGGCCGTTTGGCACATACAGCGATGGTGCCTGCTCTGGCTTAATTTCCAGTACAGCTAAATCCGTTGTTTCACTCATTTCCTTCTCCTGCGGGCAAAAAAAATACCCGCACAGAGGCGGGTGTATTTAGGAAATCCCTATCACAGCGAGATTAATTACCGGGTTGTAACAAATCAGAGGGTTAGGGATTATCAAATCATGACTACATATCGCGTAAGAGTGGGTTTTCATAACCCGACAGGCCTGACTTTCAGGCAGCTTGATGAAGCACTGGAACCCCTCCGTTTCTTCCGTACAGATACGAACGGTGGCAACTTCCGTTATTATATGGAGTACGAGTATCAGTCAGATTTAAGGAGCATTTGCGATGTTTGTGAGCTGGCCTATTCTCAAGCCTGTAAGGTGAGAAAATGTCCACTGATTCTTGTTGAAGCCAAACATAAAAATTAACCCGCTCGGGCCGGGCTAGTCTTCGATGTAATTCCAGTTTTCGTCGTATCCATACGCCTTGGGATCGACATCTGGCCTGCTAAGCCTGAATGCAAATTCAGTCCATTTTCGCTTTTCATCTGGTGATTGATCTCCCCACCTTGGAGCAATGTCGCAGGAGTGAATTAGGTCGCCCTTGATGTGATACTGACCACAATTAGAACCGGTATCTTCATCTGCATAACGAATATGGAATTCAAGGTGAGGGAAGCGTTTCGCCATTTCCTCAAAAATCGGGTTGGGGCTAGCCCACGCAGTATCAAATTGGATCTGCAATTCAGCGCCTGATTCAGCGTGGCGATTGAGGCGCTTTTTGAATAGTCGCTTGGCGTAAGCCGTGACATGCGTTTTGCGATGAAGGTAACCGCGTTTAACTCTTTCCTTTACCTCTGGAACCGGCATTGAAACGTCATATGCATTCCACTTGGTTCCCCACTTCACGCGCGACCAATCGTACCAGGAATAAAACCCGTAACGGCTTTTGTTCTCTACGCGAAGTTGAGCCTGATGAATCACATTTTTGATGTAGCTTGCTTTCGAACCGCGCTGGCGAAGCTTTTTAGTAACTTCAGCCACAGTCATGATTTCACCAAAATAGAAGTCGGCCATCGGTTTTCCAGCAATCGCTGATGCCATCATCTCAACGTCGCTGCTTTCATCGATATGCATGCTTTTTGGCATACGAGTGATGTTATTGAAGTCGATGCGGCCGTATTTATTGGTAACTGAGCGAATGAATGCTGCTCGCTCTTTATTTGTGCCGCCAATGACGGTCACCTCGTTGGTAATGTGATTTGGCATACTCACCTCTTAAATGTCTGCTGCGCCCACGCCGTTAACACGGCACCTTACTCAACCAACCAGCCACCATAAGCAAAGCAATAACCAGCCAGACTATGGCGTTCTCTGTGTTGCTCATGGGTGGCTCCAGTAAAAAGGCCGCCTAAGCGACCTGCGATGCCCACTGACGGGCTTGCTGTCTGTTGCGCCACGCTAACTTGACCGACAGGTCGTGAACACCATCACCGCGCACCGACGCTTTGCACTTGCCGCGGTAGGTTGCGTAATCATCCAGACATTCAGCTGCGAATCTCTTGCAGGTTTCCATGCTCACCTCAAATAAGTGGAATCGACTTACCGCGCATCTTCTGCACCGCTTGAATCTGACGCCCAGCTTCGTTGCTGACCTTCTGGTATTTGTTGCTGATGCGATGTTCAACATATGCCGCCGCACCCGCCAGAATCTGTTTGTGATACTCAGTCTCGGTGTCAACTGCCTTCACTACACGGTCAACCGGTTTACGGTTCAGCGTGAGGAGAGGGCGGCAATCAGGTTTTGCCTTCACGCCAACCAACAGGGGGTTGGCTTGCTTCCATGCTGATTGCTTCTCAGCACGGGCTGCACGGCGTTTCTCTTGTGCATTCATGTTCATTCTCCTGTCAGTTAGCTTTGGCGGTGAGGTGCTGCGATGCTGATCTCCGCAGTTGCGCTTTTTCACGCTGCAATTCACACCACCCCAAAGCTTGCTGCTTTGAATGTTTGCGCTTTTTCAGCGCCATCTGTTAAGGAGCGGGGACTCAGTTCCGTGTCCCGTTGTTGCTTCAGCGTCCTGCTGTGTGACTAAAGATACAGATAAAACTGTATTGCCGTCAACAGGTAAAACTGTATTATTTACAGATTCAGAGGTATCAAACTGTATTTGAAAGGAAATAAATTTGTATTGGGCGTAAAAAAACCGCCTTTCGGCGGCTTAATAGCAGGGGTGGGTTAGCGCTTGCGGCGATAGATGCGGTGTTCAACCATGGTGCCGATAATCTTGATCTCGTGATCGGCGCTACCCATGGTCGGATAGTCGTTGTTCAGCGGAACCAGCTCAAAGTGCTGCTTGCCATTAGAGAAGAACGTGGGGCGATATTTCTTAAAGGTGGCCTCATGCTCACCGTTCTTAGCCACAACGAACTCACCTGGCGCTGGCTCTATCTCAGGGTCAACAACGATAACATCTCCAGCCTTAAAATCAGGTTCCATAGAGTCACCTACGATCTTCAGAGCGAAGGTGTACTGTGACCAGTCCATGTCTGTAAGGACGTATTCAAAGCTGCCGTCCATCGCTTCTATGGCTGGTTTAGTGGCTAGCGCCCCAGCCTGCACATAGTTAATCAAGGGAATCCTCCGTGTATTCACCTCGCTAACCGGTACGAAGGTGCCACCATTCATGAGCCATGCTGGCTCACATTGCAGGGCATCAGCCATACCAACAATATTGCGAGGCTTGAGGGTCTTTCCATCCTCAATACTAGCCCAAGATTGTTGAGTGATCCCCGCTTTTTCCGCTACCTCAGTTTGGGTGAGGCCCAGCTCTATTCTTCTCTGTTTAACCCGGTCTGCAAGGCTCATATGTTCCTCTCCATTTACACACAAGCTTTACAGTTAAAGCTGTATTTGACAAACAGAACTAACTGTTAGAGAATACAGATAAAACTGTGGAGGTGAGTTTATGGATACAATTTCTCAACGCCTCAAACAGAAGCGCATGGAGTTAAATCTTACTCAGGCGCAGTTAGCTGAGAAAGCTGGTATGAAGCAGCAATCTTTACAGCGAATTGAAGATGGTACGACCCAGCGTCCCCGCTTCCTGTTTGAACTGGCCTTAGCGCTCAAGTGTGATCCGCTCTGGTTAATGTACGGCACCAAAGGCGGCAGTAAGGCCGCCTGATATTCCCCGCTCTTAAACATCCCCGCCCTGAAAAAGGGCAGTAATCAAACAAACGATTCAATGACGTGACTGCATTCCGCAATGTCACGCAACAACTTACATCACATGGAAATTATCGAATATGGAACACGCAAGAAACAGCAAGTTAATCAATGAAGTGGAAACAGAACTCCGATCCCGACTGACGCACAAAGGTCAGCGCGTTCTGGCTGACGAAGCCGGATGGCATGAATCGAAAGTAAGCCGCTTAAACCTGCGTGATATGGCAACGGTTTTTGTGCTGCTGGAGAAGGTATGGGAAACGAGCCTGATTGCGGAGGTTGCCCGGCAAGCGGTAGCTGCTGCGCTGGGAAAAGAAAAAGCCCCGAACTGCGCGAACAGTTTCGAGGCCTGATGTATGGATTAACTGGATCAACATACAGGAGTAATTATGAGTAGTTTATCACTGCATTACAAGGGCAAAGAAAAGAACGGTACCGAGACCACGGTTAAGAAAACGTTTCTGGTGCCGCTGGCTGAGCTGTACATCGAGCCGGGTTACAACGTTCGTGAAATCGACCAGGCGCACATTGAAGAGTTCCGCGATGCTTATATTTCCGGTGAGTTTGTCCCGCCTCTGGCGGTGCAGGTTACCGATAAGGGCATCAAGATTATCGACGGTCACCACCGCTATCACGGCGCATTGCTGGCCACTGAATCCGGTACCGAGATTCCGCGCCTTGAGTGCAAAGATTTTTCCGGCACCGAAGCGGATCGCATTGCCTTCATGGTTACCAGTAGCCAGGGTAAGCCGCTGACTTCACTGGAGCGCGCAGCAGCATACCAGCGACTTGAGAATCAGGGTTGGTCAGTGAGCGAAATCGCAAGCAAGGTGAAGCGCTCTGTGGCCGATGTTGATCACCACCTGCAGCTGCTGACGTGTGGTGATGAGCTGATCGGCATGGTTAAGTCTGGCGAAGTTGCACCGACTACGGCTGTTGCGCTGGCACGTGAGCATGGGCCTAACGCCGGTAGCGTTGCATCCAAGCAGATGGCGAAGGCCAAAGCCGCAGGTAAAACCAAACTATCACGCAGTGCCGCTATGCCCCAGTTCAGTGCTGCAAAAGTCAGAAAACTCATCGAGCTGATCGCTAAAAATTGCGAAGCGGAACTGGCAGAGGAAACCTTTGGCATCGCCCTCGATTTCGAGACTGGCCTTCAGGCGCTGGAAGTGATGGCAATCATCAGTGCAGCCAAAACCCACTATGGCATTTGGGAGGGATCATGAGTCTCGCCAAGGTCATATCATTCCCTAAAAAAACCGAGCAAACGGGAGGTCACATGGCCGACCTGTCCAACGGGTATACCAAGGTCGCCAATGAGATTCAGAAGCTTAAGCCTCGCCTCAGATTATCAGGTAGGGAATGGCAATGTTTTGAAGCGGTGATATGGCTCACCTACGGATGGAATAAAAAACAGGACAGGGTGACGAACACAGTGATCGCCGACCTTACCGGTCTGGAAGATACGCATGTTTCAAACGCCATCAAAGCTCTTTCCGAGAGACAAATCATCTTCAGTCATAAACAAGGCGGGATGAAATTAGTCGGTGTAAATACTGAGCTTTCAGCATGGATTTTAGACAAACCGGAATCGGTAAGAAAATTACCGAAAACGGTAAAAAGGTTACCGAAAACGGTAAAACTCTTACCGGAAACGGTAGCCACCCAATACAAGAACAAGAACAATAATAATAACACTACGTCTGAGAATTCTAACGAATCCTCGGACGCACCCTCTAAGAGCCTTCCATCTCTACGCCCTGATGCAGCCATTCAATCACCGAAAGGCGATAAGTGGGGAACATCTGACGACCTGAAAGCGGCAGAGTGGATTTTCACGAAGGTGATCGTCGTATCCCCAACAGCTCAGGAGCCAAACTGGCCAGCCTGGTCTAACGACATCCGCCTGATGCGCAATGCCCTGAAGTGTACCCATCATGAAATCTGCGAAGTATTCAAGTGGGCCAACACCGATGCCTTCTGGCAGACCAACGTCATGAGCCCTGCAAAGCTTCGTGAGAAGTGGGACACGCTGAAGGCTCAGATGAATCAACCAAACCGCAACCGTCAGGCACCAGTGCCGCTGCAGCCTGCCCAACACTGGAACAGCCGCGAAGCCTGGGAGAATGAATTCCTATGAGACAACTTGTATCTGCAATTCAGAATCGTGACAGCAGCGCGCTCGCCCGCATGGCTGGTGATGGAGCGCAACCTGTCGATCGCGGCGTGCACGAAGATGTTGAGCGCCTGGTAGACGCCCTGTTTAGCAACTTGAAGCAGGTATTCCCGGCATCGGTCAGCACCGCATGGAAGAACCCAAACGACGAAGCAGCCGCCAAGCGTCAGTGGATCGCCGCGTTTGCCGAAAATGGCATTTACAACCGCCAGCAACTTTCAGCCGGTATGCGTGAAGCGCGCGCCAGCGGTTCGCCGTTCCTTCCGTCACCTGGTGAATTCATCGCATGGTGCAAGAAGTGCGCCTCAATCGCTGCTGGACTGCCTGACGAAGACAAGCTGTATTCGCTGGTGATGACCTACTGTGCCAAGCGTGGCGGTTATGTCACCGCTGAGGAATATCCATGGGGTAGCAACGCGGAATACTGGATGGTCACCGGCCTGTACAGCATGATGCGTGCCAACAACCTGAGTGAATCCGAGTTGCGCGTTAAGTGCCGCTCCGAGCTGCGCAAAATGTCACAGCGCATCGAAGGTGGCGAAGAAATCCCGGAGCCTCGTAAGCAGTTGCTGAAGCTCTCCATCCCATCAACCACCGAGAAGGCACTGGAAGGCGTTGCACTTCTTCGAGCCACCATGAAGCGAGGAAAATCATGAGCAGGGTCACCAGAAACCGACCGTATGGCGATGATTGACCTAAAAGTGGAAGAGGTATGTTCGCAACGCAAAAAATCAATAAGTTCTGCTTTACGTTTCAAAGTGTGAATTTGACTTGCACTTTACCGGTAACATCTTATTTTCAGGAGGCACGCTCAATACACACAACCTGAAGAGGGATATTTATGGCTAAGCATCATTTTCTGAAATCACTTGAAATTACTGCAATTGTCATTTTTGCGCTGGTGTTGGCTTACTTAGCTATTACCGGAATCTTATCATCAATGGGCATTGACCACTCCTGGGCTTACCCTCACCGTTAAGTAAATTAAGCACCAGGGAAATCAAATAAAACTTAAAAGTAAACTAATTGAACTATATGGCCGACATCTCGAAAAATGGGGTTCGGTTGCACAAATCGAACTTCCTCGCCGTTGGGCAACAGTTACTCCCTTTGCTCGAATCTGGCGACTGCTACCGGCTAATCCTCAGGCCGTGGAAAGAAAAACGTAGCCTTTCACAGAACAGCCTCGTCCATATGTGGTTTGGCGAAATCAGCGAATACCTCACCAAGTCTGGTCGTATCGACGCCACACCTGATTGGGTAAAGCGCAACCTCAAGCGCACGTACCTTGGCTGCGAAGAAATCACCTACACCGACTTCGTTACCGGCGAAAAGGTCACCACCTACGAACCACGCCACACATCCAGCCTCGATACCGGAGAAATGCATTTCTTCCTGAATCAGGTAGAGCAGTGGTGCGCGCAGTTTGGGCTGGCGCTGACTATCCCGCACGACAGCGAATACCAAAAGCTGAAGGAAAAACAAAATGCCTAAAAAGACATGGTCCGATAAAGACCTGGAATATATCGAGCGCGTGGCTGGGAGAGTACCTGTTCCCGTCATAGCGGCCGCAATTAATAAGTCGGTGTCAGCGGTAACGGGTAAAGCTCACTCGCTTGGGCTCAGACTTAAAGTGCCAGCTTCAATCCTTAAAAAGCACTGGCCTGATTATGTCCGTAAGGGGAATCCTCATGCAGCCGCGTGAAAAGATGACCAAGTTCACACGAAAGCTACATTTAAATGGCCTCAACGTAGACTTGACCGAGCGCTGCCACCGCTGCCACACCATCCTCACCAGTGAAGACAAGCATCACTACTCCATCAGCTGTGAAAGCTGCGACTGCGATATGCAATGGGAGGAATATGAGCAACACAACCCCATCAAATCAGCCCACTGGCGCTGGCGAGCAATCTGCTTTGGTCTGCGTGTTCTGTGGCATTACCCTGGCCGATGCAGAGACGTACTCATGCACAGAGTGCGCAGTCGAGCTGGAAGTGTTCGACCGAATGAAGGAAGAGAACCATGACTGACACCGACTGGATAGCAATATTCATCATCAGCATTGTGATTGCTGGAATCATGAGGAGACGATAATGGAAATGGAAAAGTTAACCCACGATCAGTTGTGTAATATCGCCTGCCGATTTCTGCAAACCAATGGCTTCAAAGTCGCATTTCATGACAAGTTCCGCGCATGGACTTCATACGGCGAACAGCCAGACGCCATAGGGTTCCGCAACGGCGCATCCTGCCTGCTGGAAGCGAAGTGCTCACGAAGTGATTTACTGGCTGACCGAAAAAAACCGTTTCGCATCGATCCATCGAAAGGCATGGGTGACTGGCGATTCATGATTAGCGAGCCTGGAATCGTTGAGGTTGCCGACCTGCCAGAGGGGTGGGGATTGCTGCATGTCGTAAAGGGAAAGGTGAAAAAGGTTCACGGATGGCCCTCAAACTGGCATTGGGTGAATGGAGAGTCAAAGCCATTTCAGGGCAACAAACAGGCTGAGTGCGACATGATGTTTAGCGCGCTGCGCCGTATGGATTTGCGTGGGCACCTGAAAGAGATTTATGACGGGCTGCCTGTCGCGCCAGAACTGAAGGAGGTCGTTAATGGCTAATGGCAAACAGCCAAAGCCGCGTACTTGCCCCATCTGCTCCACCGAATACATCCCCCGAAGTTCTCTCCAGAAAGTCTGCCACAACTACAAATGCGCCATTGCCTTCAACAAGAAGCGCGATGAGGAAATTGCTTCGCGTGATAAGCGCAAGCAAGACAAGGCAGACAGGGCGGAATGGAACCAGCGGAAAGCAGATGCAAAACCATTAAGCCACTGGACAAAACTGGCTCAGCAGGCGTTTAACGAGTTCATCAGAACCCGTGACGCGGATGATTGCTGTATCAGCTGCGGACGTATGCATGAAGGCCAATGGCACGCAGGGCATTACAGAACGGTAAAGGCTTCACCAGAAACCCGCTTCGATGAAGACGGATGTCACAAGCAGTGCATGCCTTGCAATCACCACCTCAGTGGAAATATCCCCGGCTATAAACCGAACCTCATCGCCAAAATCGGGCAGGAAGCATTCGACCGCCTGATGGGTGCGCATGAGTTGAAGAAGTGGACGCGGGAAGATTTGCAGGAACTGGCGGCGCACTACCGGCAGAAAACCAGAGATCTGAATAAGCAAAGGAGCGAAGCAGCATGATACAGCTACATCACGGAGATTGTTTTGATGTGCTGCCCACGATAGCAGCAGGAAGCATTGACCTCGTTTGCGCTGATGTTCCTTACGGTACCACCGAGTGCAAATGGGATTCGGTTCTCGAGCTTGATGACATGTGGCGCGAGCTCTATCGGGTAGCCAAACCAAATGCAGCGATCGTCATATTTTCAGCTCAGCCATTCACTAGCGTTTTGGTCGCCAGCAACCTGAAGCACTGGCGTAGCGAGTGGATATGGGAGAAGGGTAACGCAACAGGATTTCTGAATGCCAAAAAGCAGCCTCTGCGTGCCCATGAAAACATCGAAGTATTTTATCGCCGACAGCCTACATACAACCCGCAGTTCACGCATGGTCACGATCGCAAGACCAGCAAGCGTAAATCGGTCAATTCAGAGTGCTATGGCAAGGCTTACACCCTTACTGAATATGACTCGACATCACGGTACCCGCGCGACGTGCAGTTCTTCTCGAGCGACAAGCAGAAAGGAAATTACCACCCAACTCAAAAGCCAGTGGCATTGCTACGTTACCTAATCGAAACCTACAGCAACCACGGTGATACGGTGCTCGATTTCACAATGGGTAGCGGTACCGCTGCTGTCGCATGTCAGGAATCAGGGCGCAGCTTCATAGGCATTGAGAAAGACCCAGCTATTTACCAGGTGGCATGTGATCGCGTCGGGTACCGAAAAGAAATCACGGAGGCAGCATGACCGAATACCTCAAAGAGAAGTGGCTCAGGCTTCGCATTCTTAAGATGCGCGGCATGTATGAGATCAACTATCGACTTATCCGACTGGAATTGAAATTAAGGGGTACGCGTTATGGGACTTGAAGCAACTGTAAAATATCACTTCCCGAAAGGGCAGAACTTCAGCGGAACCGCGCCACAGACATCACCAGACACGCTTACAGGCACTGATTACATCGCAGCTATGGGAATGGCTATGGCTCGCGCTCCGATTGGTTACAGCGCGTTTATGGGGAAGGTTGGAGTAAGTGAGAACGACGCCGCACGCGCCGTATCCCTGTTAACTGAATATGCACTTCAAACCTGCGACAAGGTTCCAGCCTTACGCAAACTCGATACAGATATTAAGCCAGCCGTCATGCAAACACTCGCAACTTATGCGTATCTGGATTATTGCCGCAGCGCCGCCAGCGTTAAGCCGTGCGAATGCTGCCAGGCGAAAGGTTTCATTGAGGCGGATGTATTCTCGATGAAATCACCACTTTCAGGTGGTTACAACAGAAACGTAAAGGATACTGTGCGCGTGCTGTGCAGGCAGTGCGGCGGCAAGGGCGTAGTATCCACAGCGTGCCGCGACTGCAATGGACGCGGTAGGGCGGTGATGAAAGCAGAGACCGAGAAGCAGGGCGTACCGGTAATGGGTGACTGTAAGCGATGCTGCGGTCGCGGGTATGAGCGCATCCCGTCAACTGAAGCGCATAACGCTGTTTTCGAAGTAACGGACAGCATCAGCCTCGATACATGGAAGAAAAGCGTTAAGCCGTTTTATGACGGTCTGATCGGCAAGCTGGAGATTGAGGAATCATGTGCCAATGCGGCGCTGAATAAGGTGACTGCATAACGCAATCGGAAATAGCTCATAAATTTATAGTGGGCTATTTACTTTTCCCGAAGCTGGGGATATGATTCCCAACAGTTGAAGTTGCGCACTGATGTTTGCAGGGTGTGCAAAAATCGACAAGTTCCGCTAAAAGTGAGAGCCAATAAGCGCCACGGTTACCAGCCAAAGGCGCTTTTTTATTGCCTATTTGCCGCCATGATTTCATGATGAATGTTTGTAAATGCACACATTTCTTACAAATAGGATCACTCAATGAGATTATGGAAGTCGCTTTCCCTTTTAGCCGTTGTTTCTTTTCCTTCATTTGCCTCGCTCTCTCCAGTTGAACATGTAACTGCTCCCGGCGGGAAAAATGTCTACTACATAATGGCTGAAGAGAGCAAAAAGGGGACTGAAGATTACGAAGGTGGAACTCAGATTACCTTGAAGAATTTCGCCACTGGTAAAAACGAAGTTTTGCTAAACGCAAAGCCTAGTTCGGAGCCAAAAGAAACGCTTTATGGTTTTAGTAATCTGAAACTCTCTCAAGATGCAAAAACTTTGTATTTTGAAACTGCTGCTTGGGCTACATCATCAGCAATTCATTCGCTAGACATTGCCACACATAAAACCAATTACATCACAAATGGTGGACTGGTTTGTGTCGTTGCAGGCGGAGAATATCAAGGCAACTTGATCGTCCAACAGCATCGTTATTTCCTGCAAGGTGGCTCATACGATTACCTGTATCTCTTCGATACCAAAGGTAAGGAGCTTGGGCTATTGGCGGGAGATAATATGACAAGAGAGCAGGTGTTAGGGTTGTGCCAGTCTCTTGGCTAATTTTTGCAATTTACAATAAAAGGCACTGCGACGGCGGTGCCTTTTTCATTATCCCTGGACTAGCTCAGTGGTAGAGCGGCTGCCTTAAAAGCAGCGCGTCAGAGGTTCGATTCCTTTGCTAGGCACCAAATCTCAAAATCATGCTCTTTTGCGATTTCGTGAGATTATTCAAAGGTCAGCCACAGAGCTGGCCTTTCTCGTTTTCGCCCATGCCAATCAAACAAACATCCCTCGTTATCCTGTGTGGCATCGGGCGACTTTTATGCAAAAAAAAACCGCACTCAGGCGGATTATTCAATCTTGGCTACCTAACAGCAACCGGGCTTTTTTCTCTCGACAAGATTAAAGCTAACCGGGCTTGCTCAGTTCAGAAAGTAGACAATTCCTAATTGAGCCAGCTCCCTCAACAAAGAGGGGGTCACATGAGTATCGATATGAGCAAACTGGCATCAGGCGCAGCTTATGGCGCATCTGCCGGGACAATAGCAAACGGCTTGCTTACGAAGCTGAGTCCCGATGAGTGGAGTGCCGTGGGTGTGCTGGCCGGTATTGTGGTCGCACTTATTACTCTCGGCATCAACTGGTATTACAAACGCAAGGCCACCAACGCGCAAATCGCCGCGCTACAGCGCTGGCCTACTACTCCCGATGTCACCACTGAGGATTAACTCATGGCAATGTCCAGTAATCTGCGCAATAAGCTGATCGCTGTTGCCGGTGGTGGTGCTATCGCGATTGCTACCGTATTCCTCGGCGGCAAAGATGGTGTAGAGGGGCGAGTGTATGAGCCTTACAAAGACGTGGCCGGTGTATGGACCGTTTGCGATGGCCACACCGGTAACGACATCATCAAAGGAAAAAAGTACACAGATCGCGAATGCGATCGCCTGCTGAGCGCTGACCTACAACCGGTCAAGCAGTCGGTGGATGGGCTGGTTAAAATCCCGCTTGGTGAATTCCAGAAAGCCGCGCTCTACAGCTTCACCTACAACGTTGGATCATCAGCGTTCTCAAAATCATCGCTGCTGAAGAAGCTTAACTCAGGCGATGTAACCGGAGCCTGTGAAGAGATGCGCCGCTGGGTATATGCAGGCGGACAGAAATGGCGCGGCCTGATGAACCGCCGTGACATGGAGCGATCACTGTGCCTGGCGGAGAACGCCAATGACCTTAAGTAGAATCAAATGGGATGCAGTCGCTATCGCGGCGCTACTCATGCTGGTCATTGCACTCTGCGTCACGGTAAGGCTCCAGTCATCCTCAAAGGCATTACTCACCCTGCAGAATGAGCAGCTGAAGCAGGAAAAGACATCAGCCGAGGCCATCACAACCAACGTTTTGAGAGCCACAGCACTCTTCAACGACATCGCCCAGGCAACCCATGATGATAATCAGGCCAGTAACTCAGACAGCGAGGGAAGGGTGGTTATCATCCGCCAGGCGATTAAAGGCGATGTATGTGCTGCTCAGCCTGTTCCTGCTGCCGCTGTTGACCAGCTGCGCGCAAACCGAAACAAAATACGTTCAGGTGCCACCGGTACAGATTCCGGTAAGCCTGCTGGCTGACTGCGAAGTACCAATTATCCCTGACCCGTTTACATGGGGCGACAGTCTGGAACTGAACGAGCGCCTGCTCAACTCACTTGCCAACTGCAACCGTGATAAGGCCGCCATCCGTAAAATCGAACTGGAACGGCAGAAATGACCAAATTCCTGACATGGCTGAAAAGCCTGTTTATCCATTCCTCAGAAGAGAAAACAGAAATGACTGACCAAGTCGTAGATATCCCAGCAATCACCCCAACTACAGAAGTTAAAGCAGGCGTAACCGATTTCGAAACCGCGCTGAAGTTAGTTGAAGACGGCGTGGTTGTGCTGGGTGAAGCAGCCAAAGATGAGTTGGTCGCACTGGCTAAGAAATACTTGTAAGCCCGCGTCAGAACCAAATGTAACTTTCCATAAAATCTAGCCTCGCAACTGCGGGGCTTTTTTGTATTTGCGCATTCGCGTGCGCTTCTCCGAGAGCTTTCCGTAGTGTGAGTCTGAGATAGGGCGGTGGATTTCATCGTTCCACTCTCGGGCTGCCTATATCTACGCGAACAGACTCGCACCACAGAAGGTATGTCGATGAGTAATATCATTCCAATTGAGTATGACGGCTGTTCCATGCGCTTCTTTGAAGATGGTTGGATAGATGCGACAACAGCTGCTGAAAAGTTTGGCAAGGCGCCTAACGATTTCCTTCGCCTGCCAGAAACAGATGCTTACATCTCTGGGCTTAAACGTAGATAGGTGAAATCCCGTATGTAAAAACAAGCCGCGCACGAAAAGATCGCGGTGGTGGCACATGGCTTCATCCTAAACTTGCAATTCGTTTTGCTCGTTGGCTTTCTGTGGATTTTGAAATCTGGTGTGACGAACAGATAGACGCCATTGTCAGGGGGGAGCTCAGCCATGTAGATGATGAACGCATTAAAGCGATTTTTCTTCTCAGTGACCCATCAGCATGGGAGAAGCGTTTTAAAGATCCATTGTATGACGCACTCTTCCGTATGACTGGCTTGCCACGACACAGGAAAAATCGCCGTCCAATGATTTTCAGCCTGATAAGCGCGAAGTGGATTTATGGGCCAGTATTACCACCAGATGTTTACTCAGAAGTTAAAGGTAGGCTGACTAAAGGCGAGAAGATCCATCAGCATTTAAAGCCAGATGCGCTGACTTTGATTGAACATCAGATTATCCGCGTTACAAGTATTGCCAATGGATGTTCTGATTATCGTGATTTTGAAGCCCGCTGCATGGCTGCATTTCCAGTGAAGGGGCAAATGAAACTGCTTTACGCTGCGGCATAAACACATATTTATGGTTTAAGAGAGCCACTTTCACAACGGCTTTCACCACAATCTCTGTTTACAATCAGTCATGATGAAAAAATTACTTAAATTTTCCTATTACGTGTCGATACTTCTTTAAAACCAACTAAAGGAGGTAGCAATGAATCGTGAGGAAATGAGAAAGGCAATTGATGAAAATGATGAAGTCCATTTGGAACTTTCCGGCAATCAGGTAGCAGCCTTGCTTGAAGAAATTCAATCAAGTTTAAGTAACGGCACGGAATCTGCTGTTAAAGCTGTGATGAAAATTAGTAATGATGAACCGGGAATAATCTCTTATGAGATAGTCACCGAGAAAGGTCAAAATTAAAAATAAAACAAACCGCCTACGGGCGGTTTTTTTATTGGAAACAATGCACTAAATCTTTTTAAAACTTCATATAAATAAAAGATTTATACAGTATTGCGATTGATGAGATGTCAGACTACAATTCTATTTCACTGTTTATTTATACAGTGTTTTTTGATTCATTTTTACGTCAAAGAGGAATTGTATGAGTTCTGGAAATGGTTTTGATAATGCCCATAACAACCAGTTTGGTGGCGGTGGCCGCGGACCAACTGGTGGTGTAAATATGGGTTCAGGTTCTTCGGGAAACTCTGGTGATCGTGGTAATGGTTATTATTCTTATAACCCCGGGGACCCGCACTTTCTAGCTGATGGCAGTATTCTTGTATCTGGTGGTAAAAATTGGGTTAGTGATCCTTCTTTGCATTGGTCTGATGGCAAATCAGGAAGTGATAGCCGCGACAATTTGCGCACAAATGTGACTGCTTCTGTTCCGTCAGGATATCGATCCGCTGTAGATGGATACATTTATACAGTTACGGTAGATGGCAACGATAATATTACGAACATCAGCCTTTACTCTCGGCCTGTATTCAACAGTCGTAAAGACTGGAAAGATGGTGAGACCTCTCGTCAGGCTCAAGCCCGGGCGCTTGTTCAGGTGCAGCTAGACGCCAAAAAAGCGGCGGTGGCGGCGGCAGCTAAAAAGGCTGCAGAAGTTGCAGCGGCTGCTGAGGCAAAGCGTAAAGCTGAAGAAGAAGCTAAGCGTAAACAAGCTGAATGGGATGCAGCGCATCCTGTAGAAGCTGCTCAGCGAGATCTGAATACAGCCAATAGCAACTCAGCAAATGCTCAGAGTGCCATTAATGCTGATAACCAAAAGATTAGCTCAAATAACCAAGAGATTAACTCGCGACAATCGCAAGTAGATCAACTAACAAAAGAAGTAGATAGTTGGGGTGCTCAAGTTAGAGGGCTGCAAGGTGTTGATCCTGCCAGAGCAAACATGATTTTGCACACACAGCTTGATCCAAGGAAGCAAAAGCGTGATCAGCTGCAAAATGAGATTAACTCATTCAAAGCGCAAAATGACGCCCTACGGAATGATATTTCCAACCAGACATCTGCCTTAAATAAGGCTAATCAGGATCGTACGGATGCCCAAGCACGATTGAATAAAGCTCAGTCTGAAGCCGATGCAAAACGTAAAGCAGAAGCAGCACGTCAGGCTGCTGAAGCTGCGAAAATAAAAGCTGAGCAAGATGCAATTGCAAAAGCCAAGGCTGAGGCTGATGCGAAAGCAAAAGCAGAGGCTGAAGCAAAAACCAAAGCCGCTGCACTTGAAGCTGCGCGCTCTAAATTAGAAGAGCAGAACGTATTTGGCTTTGCTGGTTTTCCTGCAGTAGCAGCTTCTGCATCACCCATTACCTTTGCTGAAACAGGCTTAGGTGGATTTGCTTTAGGTGAGGTGGCCACAACATTTGCTTGGTCTTCTATCCGCACGGCAATTGCAGATTTGGTTGGCACAGTCCTATCAGGTAGTGGTGTTGGTGCGTTAATTGCCTCAATTGCATATATTCCAAGTGCAGGTGAAGGCAGTGATCAGGTTCCTGGGCGTGAGGACATCAACATGTTCCTATCCGCCATGCCCGCTGATGCAATTAAATTGCCATCAGATTCTGCCCTTAAAACTGCAGCGGCTGTAAATGGTACTGTTGATATGGCGGTCCGTGGCCGTTTGTATTATTCGGACAATTCACTCAAAACTTATCTGGTTCGAACCGTAAACCCTAGCGCTGTAAGGGTGATGAATGCTGTAGTGGACAAAATAACTGGGCTGTATTCAGTAACCATCCCAGCAGAAAGTGGTTTGCCGTCCCGAACGATTCTGGTCTCCCCGGAGAATGCACCGGGCTATAAAGGCCTACCGCCCCTTGTGACCCCAGCGCATGGTGAAGCGGTACCGAGTGATACGGGTAATCAAACACCTGTGAACACCACCCCGGTCATTGAAAGCTTCCCAATGGCTGATGATATGGACTTTAGGGACGCCATTCTTGTGTTCCCTGCTGACTCTGGTCTCAAGCCCGTTTACGTGATGTTGCAAAGCGCACGTGACCTTCCTGGGAAAGTGGAAGGAAAGGGAGCTGACGTGGCCGGACAATGGCTGGCTTCATCCAGTAAAGATCTTGGTGTTCCAGTCCCAACACGTATTGTTAACAACCTGCTGGGTAAGGAATATCGTAGTTTCGATGCATTCCGTGACGCATTTTGGAAAGAGATTGCAACTGACTCGAAACTTGCTGGACAGTTCAGTAAACAGAACGTGGAGCGAATGAAGAATGGCCTCGCACCCCGTGTGCCAATGAAAGAGAGTGTTGGTGGTCGTCGTTCTTTTGAACTCCATCATGTTAAGCTAATCTCTCAAGGCGGTGAGGTTTATGATGTTGATAACATTCGAGTAGTAACACCTAAGCGCCACATTGAAATTCACTCAAACAAGTAAAGGAGCGGAAATGGAACTTAAGAATAAATTTCAGGATTATACGCAAGCAGAATTCACCAAGCTTGTGAGTGAAATCTTCGGCGCCAAAGGTGGTGAGGCTTATCAGGATCAGCTCTTAGAAAACTTCATCGCAGTAAGTGAGCACCCTGAGGGTTCAGATTTGATTTATTACAATGATGATGCAAATTTGACGCCTGAAAAGGTGGTAGAGACAGTGAAAGCATGGCGGAAAGCCAACAGCAAGCCCGGTCTCAAAGCTTAAATGAACAGCCTCCTTCGGGAGGCTTTTTTTGGAGTAAAAAATGGCGACCAAACAAAAAACTGGCCGCCCTTCTGATTATCTACCAGAGGTGGCTGCCGACATCTGTTCGAAGCTCGCCGAAGGTGAAAGCCTGCGCAGCGTGTGTACCCGTCCGGGAATGCCAAATAAGGCAACCGTGTTTCGTTGGATCGGCGAAAACAAAGAGTTTCGCGACCAGTACGAGAAAGCCACGGAGAGTCGTGCTGATGCGATGTTCGAGGAAATGCTCGAAATAGTTGATGACGTTGCAGCAGAAGGGGCAGCGGTGGCAAAAGCCAGACTACAACTTGATGCGCGTAAGTGGATTCTCGCTCGCATGGCCCCTAAGAAGTACGGCGACAAAATCACTCAGGACATCGACGTCAAATCTACTGATGGCAGCATGACACCGAGGCCGACAACCATTCAGTTAGTGGCGCCTACCATCAATGACAACAGCACAGATTGAACTCCCTCCGAAACTGATACCGGTATTCACTGGTGAAGCGCGCTATCGGGGCGCATACGGTGGTCGCGGCTCTGCAAAGACACGAAGCTTCGCGCTGATGACGGCAATCAAGGCTTACATGTTTGCTGAAGCAGGTATATCAGGTGTGATGCTCGGTGCTCGTGAGTACATGAACAGCCTTGAAGACTCCTCGATGGAGGAAATAAAGCAGGCGATTCGCTCTGTGCCGTGGCTGGATGACTATTTCGAAATTGGTGAAAAGTACATCCGCACCAAGAACCGCCTTGTCTGGTATGCATTCGCAGGTCTACGACACAACCTCGATAGCATTAAGTCAAAAGCCCGATTGCTGGTTGCATGGGTTGATGAAGCCGAGACGGTAAGTGAAACAGCCTGGATTAAGTTGCTACCGACCGTTCGTGAGAATGGCTCTGAAGTCTGGATTACGTGGAACCCGGAAAAGGATGGCAGCCCGACAGACGATCGCTTTCGCAAGCACATGCCTGAAGGCGCGAAAATCGTTGAGCTGAACTACACCGATAACCCCTGGTTCCCTGATGTGCTGGATCAGGAACGCAGGAACGATCAGGCGCGCCTCGATGACCAGACTTATGCATGGATATGGGATGGCTGCTATCGCGAGAACAGCGACGCTCAAATCCTGTCAGGCAAATATCGGGTTGCTGAATTCGAAGCAGCGCAAGGCTGGAATGGCCCTTACTACGGAATTGACTGGGGATTCAGCCAAGATCCGACAACAGGTGTTAAATGCTGGGTGCACGACAACCGTCTCTGGATTGAATATGAGGCTGGCAAAGTCGCGCTGGAAAACGACGACATCGCCGAGTTTATGATTAAGCGCATACCCGGTATTGAGTTGCATACGAGCCGCGCAGACTCTGCCCGACCTGAAACAATCAGCCACGTTAAAAGCAACGGGCAGGGTAAGCGCCAGAACCTACCAAAAATAGTAGGTGTGGAGAAATGGAAGGGTAGCGTTGAAGATGGGATAGCCCACCTGAGGAGCTACAAAGAAATCATTATCCATCCACGCTGCACTGGTTGGCTGAAAGAGGCCCGACTCTACAGCTACAAAACAGACCGCCTTACCGGTGATGTGCTCACAGACATCATCGACGCAAACAACCACTTTATCGACGGTACACGTTACGCACTGTCTCCAATGATTAAACGGAGAGGGACGACTGTACGCCCATTCTCTGCATAACCGGATAACAACATGAGCAATGACGTTCGCAAGCGGTCCGCAAAAATCGAGGCCATCGCCGGTTGCTGGCCGATGATCGCCGCTCTGCTGGGCGGCACCTCAGCCATGCGCGATGCGGGCAAAATGTATCTGCCAAAGTGGCCCAATGAGGACGAGGGCTTTTATAAGAACCGCCTCTCTACGGCCACGCTGTTTCCGGCTTTCTCACGCACCGTCGAAGTGTTGAGCGGCAAGCCGTTTTCACGCCCGGTTTCGTGGGATGAGAAAAAGGTGCCTGAACGTATTCAGCAGATGTTCCCGGATATCGATCAGCAGGGTACCAACCTGCATTCATTCCTGGCTGATATCTGTGAAGAGGTAATGGCTAACGGCATCTGCGGCATTCTGGTTGAACACCCGCCAACCGAAGGCAACCTTTCGGTAGCCGAGGAAAAAAGGCGCGGCCTGCGCCCTTACTTTGCAAAGATTGGGGCAAACAGCCTGCTCGACTTCGACTCAAAGCGTATCGACGGGCGCGAGACCTTTACCATGCTCCGCTTTGTCGAGCCGGTGAGTGAGCGCGATCCGGAAAATGAGTTTGTCGTAAAGGAGATTGAGCAGGTTCGTGTGCTCAATCCGGGCCGGTGGCGCATTTATCGCCAGAAGCTCAATGCGTCAAATGCCATGGAGTGGCAACTGCATCAAGAGGGCGTAACCAGCCTGAAGAAAATTACGTTCGTTCCGGTTTACGGCGACAAGCGCGGTTTTATGCAATCCCGCCCGCCGCTGGCACAGCTTGCTTTCCTCAATATCGAACACTGGCAGTCACGCAGCGATCAGCAGACTATCTTGCATGTTGCCCGCGTGCCGATCCTCTTCGGTCGTAAGCTTGGTGATGCGCCGATTACGGTAGGCGCTGCAAACGCCATCGTTTCCGATGAGGATGATGCCGACCTCAAATATGTTGAGCACACCGGCAAGGCAATTGAAGCTGGTCGGACTGATCTTCGCGACCTCGAAGACCTGATGCGTCAAATTGGCGCTGAGTTACTCGTCATCAAGCCGGGACGCCAGACGGTCGCACAGACTGTTGCTGACAATGAGGCAGGCACCTGCGCATTGCAGCGCATCGTGGGCGACCTCACTGATGCGGCTAATCTGGCCCTGCAATATGCGGCAGAGTGGATTAAGGAGAAAGACGGCGGCTCGGTCACCATCTTCCGTGACTTCGGCGCTGCCACGCTTGCCGAGGCATCAGCAGCACTGCTCATGGATATGAATGTCGCTAACGCGCTCTCCAGTGAGACGCTGTTTAACGAGATGCAGCGTCGTGGGCTGATAGATATCGAACTGAACTGGGCAGATGAGCAGGCTCGCATCTCGAAACAGGCACCTCGCCCGGGTGAAACCAAGACAACACTGACCGGCTGATTACCAGCCGCAAAGACACAGGCTCATGCTCGCGCATGGGCTTTTTTTATTGCCGAAATCTGCGGATGCGGAACGGCGAAACGGGCCGGATGGCTCACCGATAAGGTTGGATAACCCGCTATGAAACTGAAACTCGACGAAAACGGCCATGTGGTCGTATCCGATGGCAAACCTGTCTACGTGAACGATGACGGCAAAGAAATTGCTTTTGACGCTCCAGGCACCCTCCAGTCAATTTCACGCCTGAACGGTGAGGCCAAATCTCATCGTGAGCGTGCTGAAGCGGCAGAGACCTCCCTGAAAACGTTTGAAGGTATTGCCGATCCGAAGGCGGCTATCAAGGCGCTGGAAGTCATCAAAAACCTCGACGACAAAAAACTGGTGGATGCCGGCGAAGTCGACAAGGTGCGAGCAGAAGCGATCAAGGCAGTTGAAGAGAAGTACGCGCCCATCGTTAAAGAGCGCGACGATCTCAGCGGTCGCCTGATTGCCGAAAAAGTGGGTGGCAGCTTCGCACGTTCGAAGTTCATCGCCGACAAGCTGAACATTCCGGCCGACATGGTGGAATCACGCTTCGGTTCAAGCTTCAAACTTGAAGGTGACAGTGTCATCGCCTACGACAAAGCAGGCAACAAGATTTTCAGCGCCAGCAACCCCGGTGAACCGGCTGGTTTCGATGAAGCGCTGGGCATCCTCGTCGAACATTACCCGTATAAAGACCAAATCCTCAAAGGCACCGGCGCATCAGGCGGCGGCTCCAGTGGCGGCAATGGTGGTGCGGGTGGCAAAACTATCAGCCGTGCGCAGTTTGAGTCGCTCAGTCCTCAGGACCAGAGCAGCCAAATCGGTGCCGGTGTCACTATTACTGATTAACAGGAAAAACTTGAATGGCTAACAACCTCACCGGCCTTATCCCCGATCTGTTTGCGGCGCGCGATATCGTTTCCCGCGAACTGACCGGTTTCATCCCTGCTGTCACGCTGGACCCATCTGCAGAACGTGCAGCGGTGGGTGAAGCAATCCGCATCCCGATCGCTCCTGCCGCTGCTGCGCAGGATGTCGTTCCCGGTCAGCTGCCACCAAATACCGGTGACCAGAACATCGGTAACACGCCATTCACCATTCAGAAGTCCCGCATGGTGCCGTTCCAGTGGACGGGTGAAGAGCAGAAGGGCGTTAACAACGGGCCGGGCTACGCCAATATCCGTCGCAACCAGATTGCGCAGGCAATGCGTACGCTGGTCAACGAGATGGAATCAGACCTGGGTAAACTGGCGCTTAATTCATCCCGCGCCGCCGGTACTGCTGGCACCACGCCATTTGCGACCAACCTGAGCGACACCGCGCAGGTCCGCAAAATCCTGTCTGATAACGGCGCACCGCTGAGCGAACTGCAGTGTGTTATCGACACCACGGCGGGCGCTAACCTGCGTACGCTGGCCCAGCTGACCAAGGCGAACGAAGCAGGCACCGACGAGCTGCGCGCTCAGGGTACGCTGCTGGAGCTTCACGGCTTCAAAGTGCGTGAATCCGCGGGTGTGGTCACTCACGCTCCGGGCACCGGCGCAAGCTATGTAACCAACGGCGCGCTGACCGTGGGCACTACTATCATCCCCGTACAGACTGGCACAGGCACCATTCTGGCTGGCGATATCATCACTATCGGCAACTACAAGTACGTGGTGACCAGCGTCCTGTCAGGTGGTTCTCTGGCTATCGGCGCGCCGGGCCTGCGAGAGAATGTAGCGACTGGTGCAACTGTTACGCTGGCGGCCAGCTTTACCGCCAACTTCGCGTTCAGCCGCTCAGCGATTCTGCTGGCAACCCGCGCTCCGGCGTTGCCGCAGGAAGGTGATATGGCCGATGACCGCATCACCATCACCGATCCGCGCACCGGCATGGCGTTCGAAGTGTCGATGTACCGCCAGTACAAGCGCGTGCATTACGAAATTGCCGCTGCGTGGGGCTGCGCCAACATCAAGCCTGAGCATACCGCACTTCTGCTGGGCTAATCCTAGACCCGCCGGGAGACCGGCGGCTGCAATCCGGAGATAAACATGGCTAAAAAAGCTGACGGAACCGAAGACAACACGCCTGAAGTTATTTCTGATGGCAGTGATGTCACAACCGGCAATAACGCCGGGGCTGGCACTGATGTGCAAAACGCCTCATCCGTTGCGTTTGTAACGATGGTGCGTGATCCGGAAGTTCATCCGGCACCGCACACCGCTCAGGTGCATCCTGAAGAAGTGAAAAACTACTACTCAGGTGGCTGGGCGGTAAAACAGGAAGAGGCTGAATAATGCTGACCGCCAGTCAACTTGTGGATGTGCGCCGATTCATGGGCTATCCGATGCAGGGTGATATTCCTGCCACGGATACCAGCGATATGGCTTACGGCTGGGTGTCCTCAGGTGCCTGGCAGACGCTTTATCACCGCCTTGAAACTTTAAGCGCTGAGGAAGAGGCCGTGGTGGTGAACTATGTCACCACGCTAAAGACGCTCGAATCGGCTATTACCGGCGCAGGTGACAACCTCGATACGGATCAGGCTGCAGTCTGGAAGCGAAACACCAATGAAGTGCGCGACCGCACGCGGCTATTCAATCAGTGGCGTCGTGAGTTGTGCGGCTTCATTGGCATCGCGCCCGGGCCTGCGCTTGGTAACGGGACCACACAGATAGTCAGGTGCTGAAATGGATGCTGCAAAGCTGAGAGAGAAGGTTTACATCGGCTACGGTAAGGCAGCGAAGCGTATCGGGTATAGCACCCAGCAGTATCGGGCAGCCAGCGCATTCAATCCTCTCGAAACGGCATCTCTACAGACGCTGCCAGCTTCTTTCACCACGAATTTCACCTACAGCGCACCGAACAAATACGGTCAGGCTACCTGGCTGGGCGTGTTCGACGGGCGCGAGTTTGAACCGGGTGATTTTCTGGTGTCGCCGGAAGATGGCACTTTCTTCGTGGCCGCTATGCAGACCACGCTGCCGATTTACTGCGTGCAGACCAATCGCACTATCAAAGTGCTGAGAACGTCACAGGCACCTGGTGGCGGTGGAGTACAGGGATATGGCGGCACGACTGCAGCAAATGAAGTCGCGATAATGTCTGGCTGGCCTGCCAGCATCCTGCAGGGTACGAAAGGGGAGAAAAGCCCCGTCAATCTGCCCGCGGATGCCAAAACGCCGTGGTACGCAATCCTGTTTCCGGCATTCGGGGACATCGTTTTGCGTACCAGCGACATCATCACCGACGACATTGGCCGCCGTTACGTCATTTCCAGCGCTGAACTCACTGATATGGGCTGGCGCATAACCGCAATGCAGGCACTGGTGTGATATGGCTGACTCATCTGACGTAAGCAACACGATTGCCGGGATGATCGCTTCAACGGTGTATCCGAACGGCACATCATCACCGAGTATTTCCGGCTCAGTCGTGAAGATTTACCCGGGCTGGCCGGTGCCTAATGTACTCCAGGAGGATATCAACGCCAGTGGCGCGCACATATCCATTTGGGCGCTGCCGTCTGAAAGGAAGATTGGTAGCGAGCTGGGCAGGCCGTTCAGGGTTATCGAGAAGGGCGATCCGCCAATGATAGCCACCGTCGACGGGCTCAATATCATGCTGTCTGGCTCTGTTTCAGTGCCAACAAACGTGTATTTCCTGATTGACGGTACCGGATATCACTACCCCGTGCAGAGCGGCGACACGCTGGCGACAGTTGCCACGGCTATGGCTAACCAGATACCTGGTGCAACCAGCAGTGGAGCCGTCATCACGCTGGCGAGTGGTGGCTCTGTTGTCGCCCGGACTGGCGGCATTGGTACGGCGATGCGCGAGCTTCGCAGGCAGGCAAAGGATTTCCAGATAACCATCTGGGCACCCACACCGGCCATGCGGGTGCTAATTGCATCTGCTGTTGACGCTATGCTGTCTGAAAACAGTAATATCTCGCTGGGTGACGGTGCTCCTTCAATGCTGTTTTACACCCGGCAGTTTGATACCGACGCCAGCGAAAACTACCTGATTTACCGGCGAGACCTGATTTACACAGTCAACTATGCCACCACCCAAACTATTGCCGCGCCGCAGATCGTCGCTCCCGTTATGCACGTCACTGACGCCTCAGGCAACCCGATCAAAACCATTCTGGAGTAAACCATGGCTGATACCGACAGCGCGCAGACCGCAAGCACCGCAGCGGCGGCAACTACCACGGCGGCTACTACCGCTGCCGCAAAAGCTGAAACGCTGGGATATATCCTCGTTGTTCGCATTGCCTTCGCTGATTACCAAATTGGCGAAGAAATTACAGATGTCACCACCATCAAAGAAATCCTTGGTGGCGATCAGGCTGTCTACGTGATTAAACGCGCCGCGTAATTCACCTCAGTCCCAACCAGACCCGCCCACGATGGCGGGTTTTTTATTGGAGAAGAACATGCCGGTTTATCAAGCAGGCAGTCTTAACACCTCTGCGCTCTCAGCACCTGATTTGTACGTACAGGTGATTGCACCGAAAACACGCTACATCAATGGTGTGGCAACTGATGGCCTCGGCCTTGTAGGCATTGGCAGCTGGGGACCGGTAAACAGCGCGTTTCTGATTGGTTCCGACACCGACCAGGCGCTTTATCTGGGTTCGCCTCAGGTGCGCAAATACGATCTGGCTACAGCCGTGGCTATTTCGCTGCAGCTTGGCGCGTCTAATCTGCACTGCGTGCGCGTTACTGACGGTACAGATGTCGCCGCAAGTGTTGCGCTGAAGGATGTGGCCAGCACCCCCGCTACAGGCCTGACCCTCACAGCAGTTTACACCGGCACGCGCGGCAACACGCTGCAGGCGGCTATCACCGCCGGTACCGCTGTTAACTCGTATAAACTGACGATTAACCTGCCGGGCCAGAGCGCTGAGATTTTCGATAATATCACCGGCACGGGCCTTTCCCTCTGGCAGAACATCGTCAGCGCGGTCAACAACGGACAGACCAGCGTTCGCGGAGCCAGTCAACTGGCTGTTGCTAACGTGGGCACCAGCACCGCACTGCCTGATGTGACCAAAACCTACACCATGGCGGGCGGTACCGATGGCGTGACAACCATCACTGACTCCACTCTGCTCGGCACTGACGGCACCAGCACTACCCGCAAGGGGATGTATGCGCTGCGCGGCACTAACTCGCAGGTGATGAACCTTGTCGACCTGACGGACAGCAGCGCATGGCCGACCATGACAACGTTCGCAACTGCCGAAGGTTCATTTGCGATCAGCCAGGGCGCATCGGGTACCACGTACTCAGCGCTGAGCACCCTGCTGAATAACGCGGGTGTGGATGACTGGCATTTCAAAGCAATCGTGGGTGACTGGGGATACTGGAAAGACACGGTCAACGGTGTGAACCGTATGATTGCCCCGGCCACGTTCGAGGCAGCCAATATTGCCGCCCGTTCACCGCATATCTCCACCCTGAATAAGCGCATCAGCAACATCATTGCCACCCAGCGCCAGTTAGCCAATCAGCCTTACTCGACGTCTGAGATTGGTGCAATCAACTCAGCGCGACTGGATGTGATCACCAACCCCTGTCCGGGTGGGAATTACTTCGGCATGCGTTCGGGCCGCAACTGCAGCTCAGTTCAGAGCCAGAACGATGATACCTACACCCGCATGACCAACTTCCTGTCGCTGACCATTGCGGCAAGCTTTGGTGATGTAGTGGGTCAGAACCAGACGGCCGAACTGCGACGTGAGACAAAGAGCACCATTGAGGCGTTCCTTTCAAATCTTGAAGATCAGAAGATGATTGGTGACCCCAACGGCGGCCCGGCATTCTCTGTGAAACTGGATTCGTCGAATAACTCTGATTCACAGGTTGCGCTTGGCTACATGGTGGCGGATGTGCAGGTCAAGTATCTGAACGTGGTGCGCTACTTCCTTGTGAATCTGGAAGGCGGCGGCAGCGTCACAATCGCGGTATCCAACAACCCATCCAGCTAACCATTCAGGCCTCGCTTAATGCGGGGCTTTCTTTTGGAGAAACACCATGCCTCAACTGGGCTATACAGTAGGCCGCGATGTCGCTGTTGATATCACCACGCCAACCGGGAAGCTGCGCATCCCGAAAATCATGACCTTCGACGCTAAGCCGCAGGTTTCCAACCAGAAAATCACCCCGCTAAATGGCGTGACTGATGAGTTGCAAATCCCTACCGGCTGGAACGGTACCATCACTGCTGAGCGCATGGATGGCACGCTGGATGACTTCTGGGCGCAGTGGGAAGACAACTACTTCAACGGTATCGATCAGCAGCGCGGAACCATCACCGAGAGCATCACAGAATCGAACGGCACCATCAGCGTTTACCGCTATGAAGGCGTGTCATTCCATCTGACCGATGCCGGAAACAAACAGGGTGAGAAGACCGTCAGCCAGACGCTGTCATTCACCGCCAACCGCCGTAAAAAAGTTAACTAAGGATAAGAAATGGCAAAGGTAACAGTGCACGAAAATGATCAGCCGGCAGCGGTGGCAGTAGAAGTTAAATCCAACCAGGTGAAGGATGCTAAAGGTCGCCTGATCACCATGCGCGAACTCGACCCGGTGCAGGAATCACGCCTGACCGTAGCAGTAGGCCCGGAAATGGCGATGAACGTGATGTACATGAACCTGTATGCATTCCCGGTCGCTGCCGTTGCGGAAATCGATGGTGACGATTATCCGGTTCCGCATAACCCGAAGCAGGTCGAAACCATGCTGGCCATTCTTGGTAAGCACGGCCTGAAAGCTGCTTCATCCTGGCTGCGCGAGAAATCCAAAGAGGATGATGACGCAACGGAAGCCGCCGCAAAAAACTAGCGCAGAACCCCGAATTCGTTAACCAGTGCTGGCTGATGAAATCCGGGGTTCCTTTCAGCGTTATTTTCCCCGAACTGATGGACCTGATGCCCCATGAACGCATAGCCATGGGGGTTGTCATGCGCGAGTTCGAGGGTGGCAGGTACAACTGGAACACCAAGACATGGGAGGAGGCTAGCTGATGGATCTGGATATGTTCGCGCGGGAAATGTCGTTCGCCTCCGCCAAAATTGCTGCAGAAATCGAGATTGGTTTCCACATCATCGTGAAAGAGATTGAGGAAACAGCGAAAGAAGAGATCGGCGTGTATCAGCCTGCGGTTGGTCCGTTTGAAGCTTGGTCGCCGCTGGCAGAATCCACCAAAGCCGACCGCGTGCGCTCTGGCTACTCGGAAGATGATCCGCTATTACGCTCTGGAGAGCTTAAAAGCTCGATTGAGAGCGAGGTTATAGGCCTTGCCGCAATCGTTGGAACCAAAAGCGAGATTGGCTATTGGCAGGAAGCAGGAACTGAGCACATACCGCCGCGTCCGTTCATTGGGCCTGCGTATGTCCGTAAGATTGACCCGTTGATGGAGTCGATTGGGCGGGCGATATCGAGAGGGTTCAAGGCGTATTGATCAATTTGCATCTAATTGCGCTATTCACGTGCTAGGCTTTCACTTTCATTTAAAATCCAAGGTGTATGATGAAAGGCCTTTTAATATTATTTCTCTTAGCCTGCTCCCTACCTGCATCAGCCGCTCAAATGTTTAAATGCAGCCTGACCCATAATCTCGAAAATGGTGATGCCGATCCAACAGTTGAGATTCTTAGCCGTAATGCCGCAGTGTTAGATACCGGCACTACCTTCACATTTTCGACAGATGGCAAAAACAAGATTACAAGCCCTGAGCTTCAGCCAGTGAAATCTGAAGATGGCGAAACCGTGCTTGCAGCAAAACAAAATAATCTTCTCTTTGTGAAACTGAAAAATTCCTACGTCCTTCGTAACCAAAAAGAAGGATACGTATTCGGTGAATGTGTCCCGGACAAGTAGGCAAAGAATAATCATTGAACCCAGCTCCGGCTGGGTTTTTTTATGCCCTTAAACGAGGTGTCTATGGATGTTCAGGCTTACCGCGTAGCCGTGCGCCTCGCGCTCGATGACCAGATCACCCGCAACATGATGCAGGTTAGCCGTGATGCTATCGAGCTGAATAAGAAGTTCGTCGAGATGGCGAAGAGCATTAAGGCCGTCACCAGCGCAGCTAAGGAAGCCAGTTCAGCCATCCGATCTCTAAATAGCGCTCTGAGCAACCAGTTTTCAGGTGCATCTCGCGGGGCCAGCGAATACGCCAGCGCCATGCGGTCTGCTGCTGACCATGCGGCTCGCGCCAGCAATGCAACCAAAAACCTACCAGTGTTAGCAGGTGGTTATGGTGCGGCATTAGCATTGCCCGCTATGGCTGCTGGAGCAGCGGCAGCAAGAGGTGGTGGTGGCGGTGGTTTTGGCAATGCGGGCGGTGTGCTGGCGTTACCCTCTCCATCTGGTCGGGGTGCGGGCTGGAATGGCTGGAACAACGGCGTACCTCCCGGTGGATGGGGTGGTGGTGGCGGGGCTGGCGGTGGTGCTGGTAATGGGCGAAACTTCGGCAGAAGTTCGCACTCTGATGGCATGACCAACCTTGCGACCGGGTACTTCGGATTCAAACTGCTGGATGGTTTCGTTGATGAAGCTGCCAAGTACCAGACTATGACGGAGAAATTCAATCAGTACGGCATGGGCGAGGCAGCTAAGCGGGATGCGGAGAATTTCGCACAGACCACCAAAATCCTCGGTACATCCACTACTGACATGCTGAAGTATTTTACTGAAGCGCAGGGTGTATTTCGTGAATCTGGCGCAGCAACGCTCAATGAGCAGCTAAGAGCTGCAAAAATGGCGGCTCCGGTTCTGGCGCGCATCAACTTCGCCTCTCAGGGACTTGATGAGCACGCTAAGGAGATGACGACAGCCAAGCAAATGGACATGCTGCGTTTTGTGGAGACCGCAGGCGGCCTAAAAAGCCCACAGCGCTTTAATGAATTAATGGATGCCGGTTTCAAAGCGATCCAATCTTCAGGCGGTAACGTCGATTTCACCCAATATCGTCAGTTCATGGCTAAAGCGGGTACTTCAGCGTTCAACCTTAGCAACAAAGCGCTTTTTGCTGAGCTTGAGCCGATCATTGGCGAACTGAAAGGTAGCTCTGCTGGTGATGCTTTGATGACTTCATACAACCGCCTGAACGGTATCGTAAAGCTTCCGAATCAGGTCACTCATGACCTGATGAAGATGGGCGTTTGGGATCGCAGCAAAATCGAACTGAATAGCATGGGCGGAGTGAAGCGCTTCCTTGGGAATCCGCTGATTAACTCGCAGTTGTTCAGTCAGTCGCCGGTTGATTACTACGAGAAGATGATTCTCCCCATCTATCGTAAGAACAACTACACCGAAGATCAGATCCAGCGTGAGAACGCCCTGATATTTGGTCGTACTGGCGGCAAGATGTTTAACCTCATCGATAAGCAGCTGGCAACAATCCATCACTCCATTGAGTCGTATGGTATGGCTCGAGGCCTAAATGATGCCTATGGCGCAGTTGGTGGCACTTATAACGGCAAGGTTGTCGACTTCCAGAAGAAATGGGAAAACCTGCAACTGGTTATGGGTAAGGATGGTGGGTTACTGGACACCTTCACCAAAGGCCTGGATGGTCTGACAACGACCATGCAGCGCATGACGGAAATTGCGCATCGCAATCCTGAACTGGCCAAGTTTGTTGGACAGGCTGCGCTCGCTGTAACCGGCCTGGTTGCGGTGAGTGGTGGATTCTGGATCATTAAACACGCCGCTGGCGCTTTGATATCGCCGCTTAAACTCGCTGGCTGGGGTATCGACCTGTTAATAGGTCGCACCGCTACTACCGGATTGACTGGTCTGGCAACTGCGCTTGGTGGCTTGCCTGCGTTGATTACTGCTGTAATTGCTGCGGCTCTGTATCCAACAAGCACTGCCTCACAGACTCAGGAAAACGCTGAAATTATGCGGCTGGGGCGGCAGAACGCCGGGGATAACGGTGGCGCTTACAAACCGTGGTCACCAACTCAGGCTGATTTCGACAATCAGCGCTCCCGTGAACAGACATACCGCAAAACCGGTAAGTACCCGGCTATCCCACCTGTCTCTGGTAATGCTGCAAATCAGCCGGTCAATCTGATGATGACGCATGAAGGTCGTCAGGTTCTTGTGGCTACTGTGGTAAGCGGCATGAGCAAGCAGGCCACCAAAGCCCCAGCCTCTACCAGCGCCTTCGACTCATCCATGCTGATGGTTTATCCAGGTCAGGTGAGTAAAGCCTCAACTCAATAACGGAGTATCCATGTCGTTTACAAGCGCCCTGAATAACTTCGCGCAGGGGTTAGATCCGACCACAACACGCCTTGTGCTTGGGGATTTCGAGTTTCTTGATTTCGAAGTCCCTGAGCGCCTGGCACTGCCCGGTCGGCAAAAGACGGTTCTGCATCAGATGGTCGGGGGCAAGCGCGTCATTGACGTACTTGGTGTGGAATATGACCCGCTGACGTGGTCAGGTGTTATTACCGGCTCCGAATCTGGCGATCGTGTTAAAGCACTTGAGCGAATGCGCGACGCAGGAGAGAAGTTAACCCTGACGCTGGATGATTACCGCTTCACGGTGGTGATCACCTCTTTCGCACCGGTTTATGAGTTCATCTACCGCAGGCCATACAGTATTGAGGTGGCCATTGTCGCCAACAATGCTTCGCCGCTGAAGGTGGATGCGCTGACCGGTGCGCTGCAGGGGCTTCTCGACAGTGATATCGGGCAGGCTCTTGGCCTCTCTGACATCATTGACGTGTCGACAGTCACCAGCGCGGTCACCACGGTGCAGAGCGCCGTTAAAGAGGTTACTGACTTTGCGCACGCAACGGTTGAGCAGGTGCAGGCAGTGGTCAGGCCGATTATCGCCGCACAGACCATTGTGCAGCAGCAAATCAGCCAGCTTGAGTCGGCTGCCAGCCAGATAACTACCCTGGGCGGGCTGGTTCCTGGCAATCCGATATCGACTACCGTGAGTAATCTGCTCAGCCAGGCAGATCAGAGCACGCGCATACCGGCGCTTTACAGCCTTCAGAACGTGTTAGGGCGCCTGATTAAAAACGTGAATTCTGGCCAGACAGCGGACGGCGTGCGGACGGTAACCCTGTCCGGCGGAAACCTTTATCAGGTGGCATCGGATCAGTACGGCGACGCTTCTCTCTGGAGCAGCATTGCATCGGCTAATGACCTGACTGACCCACAACTGAGCGGCATTAATACGCTGACGATTCCAGCCAACCCAACGAGTTAGCCATGGACGTAAATAACCCGATAGTCGAATCCAGCGCCCGCCATATCAGCGGGCGTTGTCGTTTAAATGGCACTGAAGTCCCGTTTGTCGCTTTCAGCGTGGAGAGCAACTCGTTTCGTGGCGCATCTACCTTTGACCTGACGCTGGCTGTTTCTGCGTTACCGGCCAGCATGCAGATGCTCAATTGGTGGGCCACGCAGACAACGGTCAAGGTTGAGCTGTATGTGTCGATCATCACGCAATCTGGCACAGATGAGAAGAAGCTCATCACCGGCAACATCGACAACTGGCATTACGATCCGGCCCGCTTTGAGATTTCGGCTGATGGCCGTGACTTCACTGCGCTGCTGATTGATGCCAAGTCGGCCGGAGAAAGCTTCAAAAACTACACCAGCTCACAGATTGCCACAATGCTGGCGCAGCGCCACAGCCTGACGCCAGTTGTCACCGCCACCGCGCAACGGTTTGGTGAGTTTTACCAAATCGACAACGCGCACCTGACCGGCGAGCAAACGGAATGGGATTTGATCACCACACTGGCAGGCATTGAGAACTTTTCGGTATATGTCGATGATGACAAGCTGCATTTTGAGCCAATCAAAGACGCCGCCAAAGCTGATTACTACGTCATCCGCTGGCAGCCGCCCGGTGTGCTGGCTTATCCGCAATGTAACACCTCTGACGACCTGTCATTTTCACGCGCGCTGACTATTTCCAAGGGCGTTACGGTTGAGGTGCTCAGCTGGAATGCGAAGCGCAAGAATAAGCAGTTCGTTGCTTCCTATCCGAAGGCCGCGAAAGGCACCACGCCCGGTAACGCCACGGCGAAAACACAGGTTTACCGCGTGATCCGCAATGGCCTCTCACCAGAATCAGCTTATGCACTGGCACAGACCATTTATCGCAACGTTGTGCAGCATGAGATGAAGTTTAGCGGGTCGACGGCCGGAGACAACCTCCTGACGCCGCAGACGCTGGTTAGGATTGAAGGAACGCAGAGCCCGTTCGATCAGCTTTACTGGTGTGACAGCGTACGGCGCTCACTGAGCTGGGAAAACGGATACACGATGAGCGTTACCGGCAAGAACCACAGCCCGGCGCTGGAGGTGACACAATGAGAACGTTACTGAATGCCATGGCGGCCAATGCTCAGCAAACCAGCGCGGGGGACAGCGGCACGCGGCAGGGAATTATCACTGCTTACGACCCGGACAGTTATGCGGTCAAGGTTCAGTTGCAGCCAACAGGCGAGGAAACAGGATGGATTCAACTTAGCTCCCCGTGGGTCGGCAATGGATGGGGTCTGGCGGCCGGTCCAATGATTGGGGCCGAGGTTGAAGTTGAATTTGATTCCGGTCTGATGGGGGCCGGGATGGCGGCGGGGCAGTTCTACAACGATGAAGACCGCTGCCCGGGGCCGCCTTCTGGGGAGTTCTGGCTCGTCCATAAGAGCGGATCGTTGCTGAAGTTTCTGAACACCGGTGAGGTACTTCTGAGTGCCAAACTGAAGATGACTTACGACGCGCCAGCGCACCACTTTACAGGCGGTGATGTGACGATGGATAACAACCTCATTGTTGTGAAAGACATTAGCGATAACAACGGCGCTTACGGCACTGTGCAGAAGGTTCGCGTCACCTATAACGGCCACACTCATCCTGAAAATGGCGACGGCGGCGGTACTACCAGCAAGCCAAACCAACAACTCTCATAGCGGTGACTCATGTACGACATTTACCACTATACGGGCGGTGACCTAAGCACCTCGCCTGCGGGCGACCTGCGGCCTGTTACCGGCACGGAAAGAGGAAAGCAGCGAATACTGCGCCGCCTGATGACCAATCCCGGTGAATACGTTTTCCATCCGGATTACGGCGCGGGGCTGGGGCAGAAAGTCGGGCAAAACGTCAATCTCAACGAATGGAAGGCGCTTATCAGCGGCCAGATGCTGCTTGAGGAAGCGGTCGCATCAAGCCCTGCGCCATCTGTCAGACTGGCACTCATCGAGGGCGGGGTCAGCGTGTCGGTGAAATATACCGACGCCACCTCCGGCACACCGGAAACTCTCAGCTTTGACGTAACGAGGTAATAAGTGGCATCACTCAATACTAAAACTTTCGCCACACTGGTCAGCGATCAGGTCACTGCAATGCAGGCTAAAGCTGCAGGTCTCGTCGATCTGGCTATCGGCAGCATTCTGCTCGCGCTGTCTGAATCGAATGCTGGCGTCGCGATGTGGATTCAGCAGCTTATAGTGAATCTTCTGGTAGTGACCCGTGCGGCCACTTGCTCTGGCGACGATCTGGATTCGTGGATGGCTGATTTCAGCTTTACGCGCCTGTCAGCAGTGCAGGCGACGGGTCAGGCTACATTCAGCCGGTTTACGGCAACCAATCAGGCGCTGATTCCTGTCGGGTCGGGCGTGACCACTACAGACGGTAGCCAGGCTTATTCGGTCATTGCAGACACGACCAACACAGCTTACGACTCCACACAGTCCGGATACGTGATTGTCGCCGGGGTGAGTTCACTGTCAGTCCCTGTACAGGCAGATACCGCCGGTGCGGCGGGTAATGCACAGGCTGGCACCATCACGATTATCTCTGGCTCAATCCAGTATGTGGACACAGTGACGAACAGCACCACTTTCGTGAACGGAGAGGATGCCGAGTCAGATGATGATTTCCGGGCCCGTTTCGTACTCTGGATAGCCTCACTTTCAAAAGCAACTAAAGCCGCGATTGGTTACGCATTGAGCAGCATGCAAAGCGGCGTCACCTATACGCTGACCGAAAATTACGCATATAACGGTACCGCTCAACCGGGCTACTTTTATGCGGTAGTTGATGACGGAAGCGGCACACCTTCGAGCACGTTTATCAGCCAGGCGTATGCGGCCATTGACGCGGTGAGGGGCTTCACAATCACCTTCGGCGTCTTCCCGCCAACGGTTGTTACCGCGAACGTCGTTATGGTGATTACCACTGATTCATCCGGAAATCACGCAACGATTGTAGCAATGGTGCAGGCGGCGATTCAGGAATACATCGCCAGCCTTTCGCTCGGTCAGCTGTTGCCGTACTCGAAGTTATCCAACATTGCATATGGCGCCAGTTCTCTTGTGACTAACGTCTCTTCTGTAACCCTCAACGGCGCGACAGCGGATATTGCCGCTACTGGTAAGCAGGTGATACGCGCTGGCACAATTTCGGTGAGCTAAATGGCGACAGGCGATCAGAACGACATTTACACGCGCCTTAAAGGGCTTCTGCCACCCACCTGGTTTGGTGACAGCAATCCTGTCCTGACTGGCGCTCTCACTGCCTGCTCCAGCGCGCTGGCGTGGTGCTATTCACTGTATCTTTATGCGAAGCTCCAGGTGCGAATCAGCACCGCCACGGATTGCTGGCTGGATATTGCTGCGTATGACTTCTTCGGTAAAAACCTTCAGCGGTCGGCAGGACAATCGGATGAACTCTTCAGGAATCAGATGAAAATAAACCTGTTCAGGGAGCGCGGCACCCGGCAGGCAATCATAGATATTCTGGAGGATATGACCGGCAAGACGCCTTATATATTTGAGCCGCAGAGACCGCTGGATACCGGTTCATACGGCGGCCCCATGATTGGTTATGGCGTTGCGGGGGGCTATGGCTCGATGATGCTGCCCTATCAGGCATTCGTTACTGCCTATCGCCCGTCAGGCTCAGGTATTCCCTATATTGCAGGTTACTCATCCACACCATCTGGCTACAGCGTGGCCTCGCGTGGTGAGTACGCATCGCAAAGCATGATCACCGGAAGTGTTACTGATGCACAGGTCTACGAAGCCATAGCGGCAGTGAAAATGGAAGGCACTCTCGTCTGGGTTCGATTGCAGTAAACAAACCTCAATTCTCCATCCTCACTAGGGCCACCCATTGCGGTGGCCTTTTTATTGGGAACCATAAATGGATCGTCAAATCGTTTATCCGGGCGCTATTCCGCTCGAAACTGACCTGCTTAACACCAACAAGTACGCCATGATGGGGCTGGCAAAACTTGCCGCCGCCCTGATGGGCTCAAATACGTACCTGCATGGTCTTGCCTGTACGCCATCATCACCTGCCTCAATGGTGGTGAACGTGGCCAAAGGTCAGATTTACAGCCTGCAGAATGTTGACAGTACCGCCTATTCTTCACTGGCGGCTGATACAACTAACACTATCCTGAAGCAGGGCGTTATCCTTGGCTCCTCGGCCTTTACGCTGACAGCACCCACTACGGCTGGGCAGAGCATCAACTACCTGATCCAGATTACATACAGTGATACTGACTCCGGGGCAACCGTTCTTCCTTACTACAATGCCGCCAACCCATCCGTAGCATACAGTGGACCAAATAACGCCGGTACCGCGCAGAATACGGTTCGCTCAGGGGTATGTACGGTTGCATTGAAGGCAGGCGTTGCAGCAACCACCGGCACGCAGACCCCGCCAGCAGTTGATACAGGATACACAGCAGCATGGGTCATCACGGTCGCTCAGGGTGCAACAACCATCACCGCATCGAATATCTCGGTGGCTGCTAATGCGCCATTCCTGCCTGCGGCCGGTATTTTCTCAGCCGTTCAGCAGGGCACGATGACCTATGCCCCTGACACCGGTGCGGCCAACGCCTACGTGGCATCATTCGTTCCTGCGCTGCCAACGCTGGCGGACGGCATGCGCGTCACCTTCAAAGCAAAAACGGCTAACTCTGGCGCGTCTACACTCGCAGTAAATGGCGGCTCTGCATATCCACTTTATTCACATGCTAACCAAGCTCTACAGGGCGGAGAGATCGTTGCTAATGGCCTGATTGAGGTTGAGTGGAACAGCACGCTGACCGCGTGGGTGTTATGCGGAAATAGTGGTGGTGCTTTACCTGTGGCTGCTGCAAGTCAAGGCAATCACGCTGTGAACTTAGGCCAGATAGGAGCTGCTGCATTGCTTGGTGTGGCCACAAACGCACAAATGGCGACTGGCACTAGCACTTCGTTACTGCCATCAGTTGCGGCAGTAATGAGTTTGTTCAGTAAGCGGTCATTTGGGAGCAAAGATTATATCCGCATACCGGACGTAGCTGGAGGGTTGATAATCCAGTGGGGACAAATTGCGATTTCCTCTGGAAACAGCATTGCAGTGGGGTTCGCCACAAATTTCCCTACGGCCTGTGTGATGGCGATTGCCTGTAACTTAGGCAGTGCGGCACCAATAGCCTTCCCTGCTGTAGGTGCTATGAACACTGCTTACTTCAACCTTTATGCTGCTAAATCCACTGGCACAGCCGCTGACAGCGGCACATCCTGGAACTGGATCGCACTTGGCTACTAATCTGGAGAATAAAATGGAAGATGGCGTATATTTTTCAGCATCACTGGCGAGCTTCATTCCGCAGGCATGGAAGGATGATGGCACTTATGATGATGAAAACTGGCCCACTGATGCGGTTTTGCTTACAGACGAAGAGAAAAAAACCTTCTGGAAGCAAAATCCACCTGACGATAAACAACTCGGTGACAGTGCCGGTCGTCCGGTATGGGTAGACATTCCTGCACCCACCAAGGATGAATCAGTTGCTGCTGCTGTACAAACGCAAAAGAGCCTGCTGCAGGATATTAATGATGAGACCCAGATTTGGCAGACGCAGCTGACGCTGGGAATTATCACTGATGATGATAAGGCCACGCTTATCACATGGATGAAGTACGCGCAGGCGGTACAGGCCATTGATACATCAAAAGCGCCTGATATCACCTGGCCGACAAAGCCATCCTGATAAAGTTTTTTCGATGTTTGGTTAAAATCTTTATTAGGATAGACAGCTCCTGAATAGACCCTCCCGGAGGAGGGTCTATTTTAACGATCTTAATTGAGAAATGTTAGAGACTTCATCTTAATTGACAATTGTCTCGCGTCCCCGCTTACTCCATCCTCTTTAGGCGATATGGCATGTGGGGAGTGGATTTTTAATATCTCAAACCCTTTATTAGATACATTATCCCATTCTAGCTCCACACTGCCTTCACCAGAGGTTTTAATGCTTTTTAATACCTTGCCGTTAACTTCGAATGAAACTTCCTGTGTCGGGTGTTTTTTCGATGTGTAAGTAAAATAGCTTATTTTTATTTTGCTTTTTGCTCCATAGCTCTGGATGAGAATTGCGCTATCCTTCCCATAAGTCCAAACTCCATCGTTTTCAGGTTGCGCCCACCCGTCAATTAACAAATATTTTTTTTGTGAAAGTTTTGTAGAAACCTTGCTGCAATAATTGCAGTCAATCATTCCAGGAGACAGCAAATACATCCCGTCAACTTTATAGATCGCATCATTGCTTTTAAGTTTAATGTCATTGATGATTTCTTCATTTAAAATGTATAAGGTTGATTGGTTGTAATCTCCTGAGTATAAAGAACCAATATTCTTTATGTTCATTTCAAGTGATTCTTTGCTGCCAATTCTAGCAAGATATACTGCATTTGTTGGAGTTTTATATGTGTTAGCTATGGATGTTAACTTGGCCCACTCCTTCGACTGATTACTGAACGGAACCAACTCAATTGATTTATGGGTTTTCAGTTGAGTGCCCCAGAATTCATGATTAAAGCTCAATTCGGATTCATTGTGCTGGAAAAAATAAAATCTTCTTTTACTATATCCAATGCTAGTATCGAGGGCCTGCACAATAAGAACCAAACCTAAAATTAGAGCTGCCTTTCTTGTTTTGTTTTCCTTAATGGTTACGTGTATCAGGTAAATAAATATAATATAGGAAACGGGCCAGAAAAATCTAGCGGATGCACGAAAAACAGACAGAGACTCAATCAAAAAAATCGGAATCGGAATAAACGTGGTGTGTGACCCAATATGAATGCTATTGGTTGTTGAAATCAAAATTAATGCCGTCGCGGAACATGCTAATCCTATTTTTACAGGGCTACTTTTAATTTTAAAAATATATGAAGGAAGGCTCTTTAAGTGATAAGCGAAAAGTATAACAATACCTAGACCCCAATAGTTAAAGCCCTCAAATCCTAAATTAAGAGTAACTACGTCATTAAGGAGGCGTGACCATCCGTTAGGTATGAACGGGGAGAGAAGATTGTTAGCATATGAGCCGAACTCATTGGTTCCTGAAACGCCATGGACTGTAAAATAACCTAGTATATACATCCATAATAGGCTGACTGACAGAATTAAGAAAATCTCTGCTAACAAATTCTTAGGATTAGACTTAATAATGAGTCTGGTAATGATGTTACCAGCCCAAAGGACGTATGCCATCATTGCAATATAGAAATGAATTGAACAGGCAAGGAGTAATAACACACTCCATTTGAGCGGCTTTTTCTCGTTGTTTTTGTCTAAAGATAAGTCTATGGCCGCTAATATCAAAAAATGCGCCATAAGGTTCAAATGTCCAATTCGGTTTAACCATGTTGGATAAAGTAGTACTAAACAAACCGAAATTAGTATTATGACGTAGCTCTGAGTGAATCTTGAAATGATTCTCCAAAGGAAAACTGAATTAAGGATGCAGCAGGATAATATCCAAATTCCAAAATACTGAAATTTCTCAGGTAGTAATGAACTGAAGATTTTGAATGCTAATGCAAGAAGCGGGTTGGAATCTGTATAAACTATCGAGCTGCTCACCATGATTCCGTAGTTTGGAGATAGACCGATCACAGGGAAGGTCCATGGAGAGTTTCTAAAGAACTCCCATCCCATATAAGCCTGGTAAGTATCTGAGTTAGTTAGCCATGAAATATTTGATGGATCTACTATTTTAATCCCGTATACGACACAGAAAAGAATAATGCCAAGTAAGACACTGCTTGTCATTGCCATTCCAGAGTTATTTTTAAACATTACTTACCCTTTTTTATATATTTTGGGCGGCGCTTAGTTTCAATATAAATCCTGCCTATATACTCACCCAGCACGCCAATCCCAATCAGCTGTACCCCGCCAAGAAACAGAATTGATACCAGAATCGAAGGATAGCCTGCCACTGGATTACCCCAAAAAATCTTGTCGACAATCATCCAAATTCCATACAGGAATGATAATCCTGCGACAATGAATCCAATGTATGTCCACACGCGAAGTGGAAACGTAGAGAAAGACGTTATTCCCTCAAGAGCCAAATTCCACAACTTCCAGCCATTGAATTTAGAAATTCCTGCCACTCGTTCTGCCCGGGAGTACTCAACCACTTCAACCCGGCCACCAACCCATGACAGAATGCCTTTCATGAAAAGGTTGCGCTCAGGCATGAGCTTAATGTTTTCCACTGTCTCTCTGGACATCAGCCTGAAGTCACCAACATTCTCTTCAATATTTGGATAGCTTATTTTGTTATGAAGGCTATAAAACCACTCAGCTGTTTTTCTCTTCAGATGACCGTCTGTGCTGCGATCGGTGCGCTTTGCAAGCACCACGTCAGCGCCTTCCATCCATTTCTCAATGAGCCTGGGGATTACGCTGATGGGGTCCTGCAAATCAACGTCTATTGGAATGATTGCATCGCCGGTAGCATGCTCTAATCCGGCGAACAGGGCTGGCTCTTTGCCGAAATTCCTCGTAAATGAAAGAGACTTAACCAAGGGATCGGAGGCGGCCAGCGCATTGATAATGCTTTCCGTTCCGTCTTTGCTGCCGTCATTTATGAAAACCACTTCAACTTCAAAATCAGCCAGTTCGCGGCGTACTTCCTGATAGAAAATAGGCACCGCTTCCTCTTCATTGAAGACGGGAACAACCAGAGATATTTTCATTTATTTTTTCTTTCCCTGAAAACTACATATTTGGAATAAAGAAATCCACATATCAGGCTAATAGCCGAAAAAACAACGAGCGTCGCCACCGGCGATACCTTAAGCCGATCGGCATACGAACCAATCATGACGGCGACCATGCCCATAAAAAACACATACATCATGTAACGGAACGTCGTGGCTTCCGCGCTGAAAGTCCACCTTGCGTTGGCGAAGAAAGAAAATGTGACTGCAACGCAAAATGCGATGAAATTCGATAGCGACTGAGGCTGTCCATTCTCTACGCATATAGCAAAGGTAATCCAGTGAATAGCGGTATTGATCACGCCAATGGTGACGTATCGAGCAAAAATTTTAACCATGATTACATCCAGAGTGAAAGTGTCAGGATTCTGTCATCCGAAATGCTCATTATCAAGAATATGAAAAAAATTATTAGGATAAAGCTCATGGCAGGTGAGGTGGAATTGTCGAAAATATAATAAGCAAACTATGCATTCCCTTTAAATGCATCCTCAATTGCCCTGTCCACAGATAGCTTGATCTTGTCTTTAAGATCCTGCTCGGACAGGGTGTTACCCATAAGTACATCTCCCAAAATCCGTGCGGCCTCATCGTTCATAGACCTGCCGTTTACTCTTGAGCGCCTCTTTAGGGCGTCCTTCAACTCCCGCGTGACCTTAAGATAAAGCAAGTTGTTATCTTTGTTCATGAAGTCGTCCTGGATAGTCAGTCAAGAAAACACAGAGGTAATTTTTATTCTTTTTTAATCCATACAAAGGTTAGATGATCATGCTAGACAACACCTCAAGAAAGGCTTCTGGTAACGATATGGGGTGGTTTACCCCGTTCATTTTCCATCCATAAATACTCTATAGTAACAAAATTCCCATACCAGCCAACGACTTTACAAAAACCACACCCACAGCATCTTGATCGGCTTCTCCTGACAAATAATACTGTATGCATATACAGTAATTTTAAGGAGGAATGATTATGCCCCGCGACTACGAAATCATGATGGCCTTCAGGCAGGCGATAAAGCGTGATGCCGAAGGGCGATTCACTATCAGTACCATCGACTTTGTTACCGTGCTCAAACGCTACAAGTGGGAGTATTCCCTGCGTGATGCCAATAAGTGGATCGAGACGCACACAACCACGTTTCGAGACATATCACCTACAAATGGTGATGAGCGAGTGTTTCAGGTTTTCAACCCTAACGGCGGCATGTGATGTTTGCTCTGGTTGATGTGAACTCATTCTACGCTAGCTGTGAGACGGTATTTCGTCCTGACCTGCGGGGTAAGCCGGTGGTCGTTTTATCCAATAATGACGGTTGCGTCATCGCGCGTTCGGCAGAGGCCAAGAAGCTGCAGGTGCCTATGGGTGCGCCGTACTTCAAGCTTAAGGACGAATTCCGGCGGCATGGCGTGCAGATTTTTAGTTCAAACTATGCGTTGTACGCTGACATGTCGAACAGGGTAATGACTACGCTTGAAGAGATGGCACCAGCAGTCGAAATCTACTCGATAGATGAGGCCTTCATGCTGCTTGAGGGAATGAGCCGAATTGAGCCACTGGAAGAGTTTGGTCGCCGGGTAAGGGCGCGCATCAAGCAGGAAACGCATCTCACTGTAGGTGTTGGCATCGCGCCAACCAAGACACTGGCAAAGCTGGCTAACCATGCTGCAAAGAAGTGGTCAAAGACAGGCGGCGTGCTTGACCTGTCAAACATTGATCGACAAAAGAAACTCATGGCGCTGGTTCCAGTTGAGGATGTATGGGGCGTTGGCCGTCGAATCAGCAAGAAGTTAAACGCGATGGGCGTTATCACTGCTAAAGACCTTTCAGAGCAGAGCACATACATCATCCGAAAACACTTCAATGTGGTTTTGGAAAGAACGGTGCGGGAGCTGCGCGGGGAACAATGCCTTGAGATTGAAGAGTTCGCGCCGACAAAACAGCAAATCGTTTGCTCACGCTCTTTTGGATCACGCATTACCGATTACATGGAAATGCGTCAGGCCATTTGTGCTTATGCAGAGCGTGCCGCTGAGAAGTTACGCGCAGAACGTCAGTTCTGCCGACAGGTAGCGGTATTCGTACGGACCAGCCCGCATGCAGAAAACGAAATTTACTATGGTAATCAGGCAATGGGTAACCTGATGACACCATCAAACGATACCCGAGACATTATCCGGGTTGCTATGGAGATGCTAGATCGCATCTGGCTCGATAACCGCCGCTATATGAAAGCAGGCGTTATGCTGGGCGATTTCTTTAGCCAGGGCGTGTCGCAACTTAATCTCTTTGACGAACACAAACCACAGGCCAACAGCGAGGCGCTGATGCGCGTTGTAGACGGCCTCAACCAGAGCGGGAAGGGGAAACTATGGTTCGCAGGACAGGGCACTCAGAAAGCGTGGGCAATGAAGCGGGAAATGTTGTCTCCGGCATACACCACTCGATATTCGGACCTGCCAGTGGCGAGATGACGCTGCCGGTTCAAAAGGTCATGGCAACCAGCACCACATGTTACCTGGTAGAGTGGAAAGGGCGGAGTTGCATCGTTGATGAGAAGCGGCGGCCACAGAACGGCGATACTGTTCTGCTCGATATGTCAGGCCTCTATGAATGGGGGCATGCTTATCTGCACCCTAGCCGAATTATCACCGATGACGGTTTGACTCTGGAAGATGACCTGCTTGAGGATGTGGCCGTTGTGGGAGTGGTGACGCATGAAGTTACCGCAATACATGAACAGGATGGATCGCCAATTTAAAGTTTTCAAAAAAGCCCGGAGCAATGGGTTCCGGGCGGCAAAAGTTTTGCCTGTAATTGATGGCGTCCCATTGGGAAACGGGAACCGATTGAGAATAGTATTACCCTTAGAAATAGCCAGAGCACGCTTAAAAAAAGCACAGGATGCCCTTGAGTTCAGCCTGTGCGGAGAGTTCAGCGTAATCTTTTATAGTTTTTGTTGGCCTGCAATGATGCGTCGAGTCACCAAAGCATGGGAGTCCATTGTGCCTGCATTAGAAACACAATCATACTGA